TGAAAAATGTCATATACAAAAATATAAAGATATGAATATCGTTGTGGAAGAACCTACTTTTTTAAATATAATAAATTTAATGTCAGAAGTAACTAAAGATTGGAACACAAGAGCCGAAGTTGAAAATTGAAATGGCTATAATAAACACTTGACATAAATAAAATATAATGTTATAATAAAGATAGCTTCTGAAAGGAAGAAAGACAACAGAATACTGTTAATCTTTCTTCCTTTTTTAATCTAAGATTTAATAAAGAAAGGTGGTATTATGATTACACAAGATTTTAAAGAAAAATCTACAATGCAAAAAGCAAAAGATTTATTTGAAACTAATCAGCTTAATTATATTATTATTTCTGATAATTTAATTAGTTATAATATTAGAGAAGATACTGATGATTCTAAAGAAAAATGGTATGTAAAATTATTAACCGCAATAAAAGAAAGGTGTATTAATGAGGAAGAATAAAAAGCTTTTAAAAAACATAATTGTTTTATTAATATTTACAATTATTTTTACAACTCCAATTTCTGTATATGCAGATACAAAAAATAAAGATAAAGATAAAAATAAAAACAAATATGAAAAATACGAGAATGAAAAAAAATATCCTATTGACGATGAATCGTATAAAATTTGGGTTGCAGAGAATGAAGAAAAAATTATGTGCGAAGAATCGGATGGAACAAAAGTAAATTTAGAATTTAAACATGGTAAGTTTAATACTAAACCAAAAGCGGATGTAAAAGATAAAGGACAAACTTTAGATAGTCCAACTAATCATTGTATTATTGCTGATATTAGAAATGGAGATATGTGCGTTTTTGTTTTTCAGGGTAGAAAAGGACATAGACAATTAATCAAAAAAGCCCCTTGTAGTTCAGCTAAAAATATAGCAGGAACAAAAATTTCTAGTACACCTAGTGGAAAACATCATATCAATTGGAAAACTCCTAGATTGGTTTATACTAATAAAGATGGGAAAAAATGGCAATATTGGTCATGTTCAATGACATGGCAAGGATGGGGGATTCATTCGCTAACTTATGCTTTAAAAGCGTCAAAGTATGAACGTAAATATCTTTGGGGTGGACAATTAGGAGCGCATAATTCACCTGCTTGTATTCGTACCGAAAATTGGCTTGCAGATTGGATATATAATAATTGTGGCATTGGAACTACAATTTATGTGATAAGTAGATAAGGAGTAATCAATAATCATGGCAAGAGGTAGACCTAAAAAATGTTGTGTATGTGGGAATCCAATCAAAGGTGAAGAGCCTGTTCCGTTTAAAAATAAATTTGTTCATTCAGCTTGTTTAAATATAGCCATAAAAGTATTAGCTGATGATAAACGTAAACAATTAAAAGACAAAGATAAAGATAAAGAATCTAAAAAAGAGTCAAAAAAAACTCCTAAAGCGGAACTCAAGGATGCCCTTTCTGAAGAAGAATATACCGAAAAAAAGGCATATTATAATTACATCAGGGAGTTAATGGGTGTTCCTATAGGTGAAAAGTTAGATGCAAAAATATATGTTATTTCAAATAGTTATTATGAGAAATATGGAATGACTTGGAAAGGAATGTATCAGACTTTAGTCTACTTAAATGAAATTTTAGAATTTGATTTTGATAAAGAAAAAGGAATAATAGGTTTAATACCTTATTATTATTCTTCAGCCAAAAAATTTTATCTTGAACTTGAAAAAATAGAGAATCAAAATAAAGATTTAGATATAACTAATACTTTTAAAGAAAAAATTATTTATATTAATCCACAACAAAGGACAGTAAAACAATTAAGTATTGAAGATATAGGAGAAGAATAAATGGATTTGATTAATAGAAATAAAATTAATTTTCATGCTACTTGTGATAGTTTCAATACTCCAGAAGAAACAACAGCTTATGCTCTTGGTGTTTCAGATACATTAGATTATATTGACGAACTTCCGTCTGTTAATGAGAATTTTCTTTACATCCCTTATCCTATAGGAACATATGTAAAAATAAGAGATAAGACTTATCGTAAGGCAATTGTAGAAGCTTATGGACGGATTACAGGTTATCGTTATACAACATTAACAAAACCAACTCCAACTGCACAGATTGAACTTTCTGGCTATGAAAACAGTAGTTTTTCTGGGATAACGAAAATTTTTCATTCACTTTTCTTTCTTGATAATTTAGAAATTTATCCTTTAACGAAAGAAGAATATAAAGAATGTTGTACTTTATTAGTTGAAAAAATGCCAAAAAGTGAATGGACAGATGAAGATGAATGCTTCTTAAATTAATTAAATTAAAGGAGTAAATATATGTATGAAAATTTATCAGATAAGAGAGCATATTCCAATACGTTAGGTTGTCTAATGTTAGATACAACATTAATAGATGACATAGATAGACCATTAGATAGAACAGACTTCAATACAGAAGCTTTTTATGAATTAATATATGTTGCGATTTATAATCTATATATGAATGGTTGTCAAACTATTGATGAATTTTCTATTGATTCTTATTTAAAAGATTATAAAAAGCAATATAGTATTTTTCAAGAAAATAATGGATTAGAATATGTAAATAGCGCAAAAGCCATTGCTGATTTAGGTAACTATGATTATTATTATCATAGACTGCGTAAATACTCTTTACTGCGTTATTATGAAAAAAATGGATTAAATACGAGCTTTATTTATGACCCAAGCATGGTTGATAAAGCTTTAGACGAAGAAAATATTAAATTTGATAATTATACTGAACAAGATATAGTTGATGAAATTGAAAACAAGTTAATCATTGATGCAAAAACGATGTATTGTACTAATACATTAACAGATAATATTCAAGCAGGTGATGGAATGGATGAACTAATTAGCAGTTTATTACAAACTCCTGATTTTGGATATTCTTTCGCATCATTAGCATTAAATACTGTTAGTCGTGGTGCTAAAGCAGGACGCTTAATTTTGCGTTCTGCTTCAACTGGTGTAGGTAAAACAAGAAATTTTTTAATGGACGCTTTGAAATTTGCCTGTCCATATACATATGATTTAAAAAAAGGAGAGTTTATTTATACAGGTAATTCAGTTCCTACTCTATTTTTAGGAACAGAAGGTTCTTTGCAAGAGTTTCAGACTATTTGTTTAGCTTGTGTATCTGGTGTAAATGAATCTCATATTATAAAAGGTGAATATAAAAAAGGTGAATTGGAAAGAGTTAGACAAGCTTCAAAATATATTCAAGAATGTCCTTTATACCTTGTATATTGTGACGATTATAATATTACAGATATAGAAAACATTGCTAAAAAATATGTTCTACAATATAAAATAGAAATTTTTATTTTTGATTATTTGCAAACAAGTTTAAGATTGATGACAGAAATGCGGAATAAAACAGCAGTTAGAATGCAAGAGTATCAAATCCTAATTGTATTTGTAACAAGGTTAAAAGCTTTAGCAGAAAGATTACAGATTTGTATCTTAACTGGCACTCAGCTTTCCAATGAAGCAAAAGAAGCAAGGTATAAAGATTCTTCCGTGATTCAAGGGTCAAAAAGCATCCCTCAAAAATGCGATGTTTGTCTTATTATTTCCGAACCAAATCGAGCAGAACAAAGTAAACTTGAAACTTTAACAAGAAATATGGTAGGAATGCCTACTATTAATTTATTACAATGGATATATAAATGTCGTAGAGGAGAATATACAAGAGTAGTCATAGCTTCTCATATAGATTTAGGAACAATGAGAATTAAAGATTGTTTTGTTACTAATTTTGATTTGGATGAAGTTATCAACATGGATTTTACAGATATAAAAGCTGTAGATAAAATGATTAAGGAACATAGTGTAGATGCTAAAGTTGTCGAAGCACAATTATCAGACAATCCAGAAGAAAACAATATTTCTTCTAATAAGATTAAAGAAAATAAAATTAAAGAAGAAATTTCTTCTGAAGAAGAGAATGGAACTAAAAAAAGAAAATTTGATTGGTAAAGGAGCAATAAATTATGTACTTAAACTATAAAGCAATAATAAATTCCCTTACCGAAGAAGATATAATAAAAGTTTGTACAGCCCTTGGACATGGAGAATATACGAAAGGAAGTCATGATAGTTTATGTTTTAACACATGTTTATGTCATGGTGGCGATTCGCCTGATAAGTTAGTATATTATCCTCATGATGCCGATGGAAACGGTACTGGTAGATTTAGATGTTATACTTGTGGAGATACTTATGGTATTATTGAGTTAATAATACGTGCGCATAGACAACAGGGTAAAACATTAACTTGGTATAAAGCATTATATTTTTTAGCTAAAACTACTAACAAACTTATTGAATCAAATCCAGAAGATATAAAAACAAAAACCATTAATACAGATTTAACGTGGATGAATCGAATTAAAAATTTAAAAAATAAAAGAGTTTATGCTGTTCCAAATTTGAAAACAGTGAATGAAAATAATCTTGAACTTTTTTGGTATGACCCTGACCCTTTACAACCATGGTTGAATGATGGTATTAGTAAAGAAGCCTTATCAAGATATGAGATTGGTTGGTATGGTCTAACGAATCAAATTACCATTCCAGTAAGAGATAGGAATGAAAATTTAGTAGGAATTAGATGTAGAAATTTAAATCCAGAAGATGTAGCTGTAGCTAAGTATGATAACATGTATATTAATGGGCAAAAATTAAGATATTCAACTGGTTCAACTTTATATGGTATTTGGGTAACACAAGATAAAATAAAACAAAATAAAAAAGTAATGCTAGTTGAAGCTGAAAAATCTTGCTTGCTTGCTTATACATATTTTAAAGATAATTCTTATGTTGTAGCTACATGTGGTTCAGCTATTACATTAACACAACAAAAAATATTATTAAATGATTTAAAGGTTTCTAAAATCATATATGCTCCTGATAGAGATTATGAAGAAGCTGATTCTTATGAAGCTGAAGTTTGGTTAAATAAACAAATTAAAAAATTAGCCCCTTTTGTTCCTTATTGTCAAGTATTTTTAGTTGCAGATAGTAAGAATAGAATTGGATATAAAGACAGTCCATTAGATTGTGGCAAAGATATATTTTTAGAGTTATATGAAGAAAAAATAGAAATAACAATGGAAGATGTAAAAAGAGTTAAAGAAGAAATATTAAAATAATAGGAGAAAAATAATGAATTATGCGTTTTTAAATATATTTTTTAACATACTTTTTGTTATTAGTGCTATACTTTTAATTATATGTGGATATTGGATTGGTAGTTATCAGGGATTTTTAAAAGGATATAATGAAGGATATGATACTGCAAAAAAATTAATTAAGAAAGGATAATATATATGAATGAAGCAATTTTAAAACCATATATAAGGGCAGTAGACCCAAAAAAAGATAAAGACTTACCAGTTTATTCTCATAGTGGAATTGAACAGTATTTGAATTGTCCTTATGCTTTTAATTTAAAATATAATGAAGATAAAAAGACGGATGATACAACATTAGCCTTAGAGTTAGGCTCATTGTTACATAAGATTTTAGAAATTAAAGGTCATTGGGTACATTTAGGTATTGACATTGACTATGATATGTTGTATAATACAATAGAAGTCGGTTACGAAGAGAAAGATGAAAAGACGCAAGAAAAATTAAGAGGGATTAAAGCTTTAAAACGTTCTTATTTTGACGATTGGTATACAAAAGATAATGCGTCAGGAATGACATATGAAGATAAAATAAAATTATTTAAAGCAACTGTTCTTAAAAATGAAATGGCAAACAGTAAATGGAGACCAGTTTATTTTGAACTTCCATTTGAATTTGTCTGGAATGACAGATGTATTATACATGGTTTTATAGACCGTGTTGATATAAAGGATGGTGAGTTTAGAGTTGTAGATTATAAAACAAGTAAAAAGATTTTTGATGACGCAAAGGTTAAAACCAGTCAACAGTTTGGTATTTATGCTTGCGCTATTTTAAATATGTTTGGGAAATTGCCTATAGAATATGAATATGATTTTATTCTTTTAAATCAAACACAGCAAGCTATGTCAAAAGGTTGGGAAAAGCGTTTTATTAAGAAAATTGAGAAAGCTTTAGATAGTATTGATAAAAGTAATGCTACTAAAGTATTTAATCCTAAACCCTGTCCTTTATGTTATTGGTGTAATTATTGTGCTACGAATCCTAATGCTAAAGAATATAAAAATGAATGTGATTATTATAGTTTGTGGACACCGACAGAAAAGAAGTTTTCTGTGAATAAAGAATTTAATATTTTAGAATATAAAAAACAAAAAGAAAAACCTAAAGAGAAACGTAAAATTGTTTTTTAAATTTAAGAAAGGAATAATTATGGAAAAGACAAAACAGTATGAATTAAAACCTATGAATTATTCAATCAAAAGTACATGTGAAATTCTTGCGCATGATACATATTGTGGTTATGAATTTTGTATTATTAATCGTGGTACGCATCCTTGTGCATATATAAGGATTCCTAATGATAATAAATTATACCATTTTTATAGTGATGTATTAGAAAATGTGATGCTTTGTCATGGTGGTATTACATGGGAATCAAATCGTGTATATGGTTTACCTAAAGAAAATAAAAATAATAAAAAATGGTTAGGATGGGATTATGCTCATTGTTGTGATTATGTTCCTTATGATTCTATTCCCAATGATGATACCTGTAAAAAATGGACAACAGAAGAAATTTTTGAAGAAATAAAGGAAGTTATTGATAGATTAGAAAAATATAAAGCTGTATTAAATTAATTTATAAGGAGTTAAAATGGGTAGAAAATACTTAGATGATATTGGAGAAGATTATTCATGGGTTTGGAAACCTGAAGGGTCTGAAAGAGATGAAACATTTGAAAAAGAACGTGAGATTTATGGTTTTGATAGCCGTGAAACTTGGAATTTAGATTGTGTTTTTTATATGTGGTTATACGAAAGATTAAAAATGTTTGTGGAAATTGGTGGACAAGTAGTAGACCTTAATTATAACAAATTTGATTTTAAGGGGAAAGAATATACTCAGCTTGAATTAATTAATATGATGATTGAAAAACTTGAATATTATTTTAACGAAGATGCTCGTGATAGTAAAATAGATGAATATAGAAAACAGGGAATGAGTATAGTTGAAGCTGATAATAAGGCTTATGAACCCATTAAAGAAATCGGTGAAATTTGGGCTTTAGTTCTTCCTGCAATGTGGTGGTGATTTATGAGTTATATTGGGATACATAATCATACAGATATTGGTAGTAATCATGAATTTCGTGATTCAATAAATAAAGTAAAAGATTTGATTAATTATGCGCATTCACTTGGGCATAAAGGAATTTGCATAACTGACCATGAATCTTTATCTGCCCATTTTAAAGCTTTAGATTATTATGAGTCTAAAATGGGCGAAGATGATTGGAAAGATTTTAAAATTGGATTAGGAAATGAAATTTATTTATGTCCTGAATTTATTACAGCAGAAAATATAGGGAATAATTTTTATCCTCATTTTATTTTAATTGCTCTTGATGCTTTTGGGCATAAAGGATTGCGTGAATTAAGTACAAAAGCATGGACTGAAAATTGTTTTTATTCTAAATGGAATAGAGTTCCTACTTATTATAATGATTTGGCTGAAATATTAGATACGTATAGAGGACATATTATTGGGTCAACAGCTTGTCTTGGTTCTAGTATTAATAGGCAATTACTTCAATATAAAGAAAATCCTTCAGAAGATATAATCGTGCGTATTCATCAATGGTTAGCATTTATAGTTGATATTTTTGGAGAAGAAAATTTCTTTATTGAACTTCAGCCCAATCCTAGCGAAGAACAAGTTTTTTGTAATCAAAAATTACTTGAATTTGCACAAGAATATAATCTTCCTTATATTATTTCTACTGATGCTCACTATCTTAAAAAAGAAGATAGAGCAATTCATAAGGCTTATATTACAGCAAATAAAGAAGATGATAGAGAAGTTGATTATTTTTATCAGACTACTTATGTAATGTCAGAAGAAGAAATTCATTCTTATATGGACGAATATTTAGGTTATGATATTGTTCAAAAGGGTATTGATAATACAATGCTTATTTATGATAGACTTGAATATTACTCCATGAAAAAGGATTTGGAAATTCCTTTTCTTCCGCTTGATAGGACTGAACCTGATAAAGAATTAATAGATAAATATAGTAAACATATTCCTTTATTACGAGAATTTGCTGAATCTGAATACGAATCTGATAGACATATGATTCGTGAAATGCTCAAAGGTATTGAAAAAGATGAAGTGTATCAAACGGAAAGAGGGTATAATGCTACTAATGAATGTTTATCTTATATAAAACAATCTTCTGAAAAAATGGGAGTTAGATGGTCAGCATATCTTGACCAAATGGCAGATTACGTTAATATTATTTGGGATTGTGGTAGTGTTGTAGCTGTAGGTCGTGGTTCTGTTATTGGGTTTTGTATTGCTAACCAAATGGGGATTACACAGATTAATCCTTTAAGAGAAAATACAGCTACATTTCCTTGGCGTTTTTTAAATCCAGAACGGGCTAGTATACTTGATATTGATACAGATGTTAATCCTATTTTTAGAGATAAGATTATAAATAGATTTAAAGAAATTTACGGTGCTGATAAAGTATCTAAAGTTCTTACTTATTCTACTGAAAAAAGTAGAAGTGCTATATTAACGGCAGGTCGTGGTATTGGGCTTGATAATGATTTGACTTCTTATATTGCTTCTTTGGTAGTGTTTGATAGAGGTAATCCTCGTTCATTAAAAACAATGTACTATGGTGACGAAGATAACAAACCTGTTCAAGAGTTTGTTAATGAAATGAACAATCATCCTGACCTTTGGGAAACTGCTCAAAAACTGGAAGGTCTTTGTTCAGGTATTGGTTCTCATGCAGGTGGAGTTATTATTTGTGACAAATCGTTAATTGATACTTGTGCGTTAATTCGAACTAAATCTGGGGATGTAATTACTCAATATGACCTCCACGAAGATGAAGCAATGAGTCTTATCAAAATTGACCTTCTAGCCACTGATGCAGTATCTAAGATTCAAGAGTGTCTGGAATTGTTATTAGATAAAAATAAGATTGAATGGCAAGGCAGTCTTCGTGATACATATGAAAAATATATTGGTGTATATAATCTTGAAAGATATGCTGAAGATATGTGGAAATTATTATGGGAGCATAAAGTTATTAGTGCTTTTCAAATGGAAAAAGAATCAGGAAAACAAGCAATAGCTTTAGTTAAACCACATTCTGTAGATGATTTAGCTGTTTTAAATTCAGTAATTCGTCTTATGGCACAAGAAAAAGGGGCTGAAACTCCATTAAATAAATTTGCTAGATTCCATGAAGATATTAATGAATGGTATCAAGAAATGACAGATTATGGATTAACAGAAAAAGAGCAAAAAATGTTGGAGCCTATTTTAAAAACTTCCTTCGGTATTTGCGAGTCTCAAGAAAAATTTATGCAATTGGTTCAATTACCTGAATGTGGCGGATTTTCACTATCTTGGAGTGACAAATTAAGAAAAAGTGTAGCTAAAAAAAATCCAAAAGAATTTGAAAATTTAACGAAAGAGTTTTTTGAAATTACAAAACAAAAAGGATGTAGCCCCGCTTTTTGCAGTTATGTATGGAATGTATTGGTATCTGTTTCTAGAGGGTATTCGTTTAATTCTTCGCATACACTTGCTTACTCAATGATTCTTTTACAGGAATTAAATTTAAATTATAGATGGAATCCTATTTATTGGCAAACTGCTAATCTTATCGTAGATTCTGGTTCATTAGATAATAACTCAAATGATGCTACGGATTATGGTAAAATGGGTATCGCTATAGCAACAATTAGAAAACAAGGTGTTAATGTTGAAATTCCGTTAATTAATAAAGCTGAATTTGGATTCGAACCAGACGAAACTAATAACAGAATTATTTTCGGCTTAAAGGGTATTAATGGAATTAATACAGAAGTATCTCAAGCTATTATTCAAAATCGTCCATATAGTTCTATGGAAGATTTTGCAAGTAAACTTCTAGATACTGGAATTATTAAAAATGCTCAAATGATTAAACTAATTAAAGCAGGTTGTTTTACTGAGCTTCATAGTCCTAATAAAGAGATTACAATGGAATGGTATTTAAGAAATTACAAATATAATCCACTTAAAAAAATAACATTAAGTCAATTATCTGCTTTAAGAGAGAAGAAACTTATTCCAGAAGCTTTTGATAAATGTGTCAAAATATTAATTTTAAAAGATTACATCTTAGACGATGAAGGATTTTATTCTAATTATATTGACCCTGATAAAAAACCTTTAAAGCGTGGTTATCATGATAGGTATTATATTTTAGATGATAATAGTCAACCTATTTTTAAAGATTATTTTTCTGAGAATTGTATAGTTGGAGTACAAGGGGAATATTATTTGGTATCAGAAAAACAAATTGATAAAGAAGCTAAAGTATTTATAGAGCCTTTTAGGGAATGGATGAATAGTGCTGATGCTATTAATAGATATAATCTAAGTTGTTTCTTAGATGTATGGGAACAATATGCAAGTGGAAATAAAGCACATTGGTCTATGGAATCCTTAACTTATTATGACGAAGAGCATGAATTAGAAAATGTAAATGAATCTTTATATGGGATAGTTAACTTTTTTGATTTGCCTGAAGAGCCTGTAGCGTATGACTGGTATGCAAGATGGATTAATGGGGAAAGAAAAATATTTCCTAAATATAATATTAGCCGTATAGCAGGTACAGTAATTAATGCAGATAATAATCATCATATGGTATCTTTATTAACTAAATATGGATTAGTTAATGTGAAAATGAATAAAGGGCATTATGCTTTTTATAATAAACAGATTTCTCAAATTGATGAAGATAATAAAAATAAAAAGCATAAAATAGAGGATAGTTGGCTTAAACGTGGTCAAATGATTATTGTTTCTGGTATTAGAATGGGGGATACTTTTTATCCTAGAATTTATAATGATACAATTTATAAACACACAATCAGTTTAATTAAAGAAGTTAATAAAGATGGAACTTTATTATTACAAAATGAAAGGACAAAAATATAAATGAATAACACAAATAATGAATCTATTAGTTGTATTGCTACAGTAGAAAGAATTAGATATTACAAAGATAATTTTGGAATTATTGTTTGTTCTATTGATAGAATGGATTCAGGAGAATTAGATAAAGATATTCGGGAAGACGAAGTTGTTTTTAAAGGCACTATGCCTACTCCCATCGTTGGTAATATGTATAATATTACGGCAGATTATATTGAAGACCCTAAGTGGGGTGGACAATATAATATCAAAGCTATGTTTACTGCGGTATCATTTGATACCGCAGATGGTAAAAAAAGATTTTTGTCAAGTATTTTTACAGAATACCAAATTGATGCTATGTATGAAGCTTTAGATGACCCATTTGATGCTCTTCAGAATGAAGATTATAATAAACTTGTACAAATTAAAGGATGTGGCTTAAAGACAGCTTCTACATGGGTAGAAAGATTTAAAGAAAATATTAATTTAGCAAAAATTTTCCTTGAGTTAAAAGATTATGACTTAACTAACGCTATGGTGGATAAATTGCTTGAAAAATATAACTCCCCAGACCTTGTTGTAGATAAAGTAAAAAACAATCCTTATGTTTTATGTACTGAAGTTAATGGAATTGGTTTTAAAAAAGCTGATGAAATTGCTTTAAAAGGTGGAATTGGAATTTATAGCACAGCAAGGATTGGGGCTTTTATTCAATATTATTTATCTAATTGTGGAGAAAATGGACAATCATGGATTACTCCTGACCATTTATTAGGGGCAATTCTTGAAACATTGGGAGATGATGTACCTGATGAAAAAATATCTGTAACAATAGGAGAATTAATTGAACAAAAAATATTATGGCATAATGAAGATAAAACTAAAATAGGTTTACGTTATTATTATGATTTGGCTACTAATATTGCTACTGAATTAATTCGTTTAAGAGATGCTGAATGTGATTTTTCTTACGATAATTGGGAAGAAGTAGTAAAACATAATGAAAATGTACAAGGATGGGAATATACGGATGAACAGTTAAATGCTATTAAATCTGCTTTTAATAATAATGTTATTATTATTACTGGTTATGGTGGAACTGGTAAAACACAAACAGTATCTGCAATTTTAAATATATTTAAAAATAATTCCCATGCCTTATGTGCTTTATCTGGAAAAGCTTCTTCTATTTTAGGTGAATATACAGGAGAAGAGGGTTCTACCATTCATAGATTATTAGGATTTGGAAATGATGGATTTAGTTATAATTCTGAAAATCAACTTCCATATGATATTATTGTTGTAGATGAAATTTCTATGATTGGAGCAAGGTTATTTTATTTTTTAATTCGTGCAATTAAATCTGGTGCAAAATTAATTATGTTAGGTGATGATGGACAGCTTGAAAGTATTGGCTGTGGTAATGTTGCTAATAATATGCTTAATTCTCCTGAAATTCATCATAATATTTTAACAAAAATACACAGACAGGCATCAAAATCAGCTATTATTACTGAAAGTATTAAGGTTAGACAAGGTACGCAACTTATCAATAAAGATTGGGCAGGAAAAGAAACAAGAGGTGAATTAAAAGATTTCGATTTAATTTGTTATTCTGATGCTAATAATACTTATTATAAAGTTATAGAAGAATTTCAGAAACTCAGGGCGAAAGATGATTTTGATATTATGGAAACACAAATTATTGTTCCTGTTAAGAATAGAGGAATGGCTTGCACAAGTGAATTAAATAATATTTTACAAGAGTTGTGTAATCCATCTGATGGGAGAAAAGTACAAGTAACAGTACGTAGAAATGGACGTAATCAGATTATTCGTGAAGGCGATAAAGTCATTTGTAAGAAAAATAATTATAAAGTTGAACCAAATATTTTTAATGGAAACACTGGTATTTTAAAAGCAATTACATATAATGATTTTGATGACGAAGTATGGATTATTGATTTTAAAGGAATTGGTATTGTAGAATTACCTAAGAAATATTGGGGAACAATAGAATTAAACTATTGTGGAACAGTACATTCAAATCAGGGTTCACAATATAATAATATTATTATTGGACTTGATTTTTCTTCTTATAGTTTATTGACCAGAGAACTTGTATATACTGCTATTACAAGGGCAAAGAAAAAATGTATTATGATTGCACAAAATTCTGCTTTGCGTTATGCTGTTGGTAATAAAGCTTTATCACAAAAACAGACCCATTTGATTGAAGCTTTACATGATGTGGCGCATCCTAAACTTGTGTTCTAATTGTCAGTTAAGTCTGTATATTTAATTAAAAATTTTAAATATACAGACTTGACAAATGACTCAAAATGTGGTAATATTAATATTATACACAACAATATATAGTAGTTAAAGGAGATAATATGAAAACGATATTTAATGCTTTTATTGATGATTGGACAAGGGTGAAGAATCATTGTCGGACAACTGATAATAAAGATTTTACAGAAAAAGAAGCTACTCCTACTTTTAAAAAGAAACTTCTTATTTCTGAACATAGCCCTATCAGGCTTCTTGAATTTGATTGGTCTTGGAAAGGGATTCCCTATTGGGTAGCTACGCATTGGGTTAGACATAAATTCGAAAAATTCCAATCAACGCAAAGAACAGATAGGACAGGTCATGACAGAACAAAAAATCCACAAGATGAACCTGTTAATCTTGATGGGTATGCTAACATGCAAAATCTTATTGATGCTTGGAGAAAACGTCTTTGTTATTGTGCTAGTCCAGAGACAAGAGAATATGCTGAGAATTTTAAGGTTACTCTTCATAAAACGCATCCCTTTGAAGCTGATGTATTAGTTCCTAATTGTATTTATAGAGATGGTTGTCCAGAATTTAAAACTTGTGGGTTCTTAGCAAAGTTTCTTGAGGAACATAAAAATATTGATGTGCATGATATTCAAATAAGGTATGATGCTTATAATCAAGATTTTTATTCTAAGCATGGAACAATTAATAAGACAGAATTTTAATATAAAAAAGCAATGGACAATGGGAGAGATTTACTTTTAATAATTGGTATAATGGCTATATATGAAATTATACAAATTATACGAAACATCATACAAATTATACAAGAACTTATATAATAAAGGAGAATTAAATGGATAATAAATTTATTATACCTTATTTTAGAGCCAAAGCATTAAATAAGGATTATTATGTTGAGGGGTTTTATATGGCTTATCCAGATACGACTTATTGTTTCATTGAAGATTATATTAGGTCTCCTGTAAAAATTATACATTGTATAGTTAATCATCGAATGACTGATTGGGGATTATCTAATGAATCAAGAATTATTGAAATAGACATTGACACATTAGAACAAATAGGTTATTTTGATTCTCAAAGAAAAGTATATAAAGATGAACCTTGGATAGAATTAATTAGTACAAAGGAGAATTGAAATGAGTTATAATGGAATATATTGTTGTACAAAAGATAAAAATGATTGTCCTAAAAAGGATAGTTGTTATAGATATAATAATCCTGATGGGAATCCTTGTGCAACTTTATATAAAATAGCTTGTACAGAAGAAAATGGTCGTTTATTATATAAAGAATTTTTATATGAAAAAAACGATATTAAAAATGAAGATGAAAGTGAGGTGAATAAGGTATCAAATGAAGGTTGATTATTCAAAAAGACCCACAAATTTAGATATGAAAATGGTCAAAAAAGGCACTGACGAGTATGACTACTACCAATCTAACTATGATGAAGTTAGATTACCTGATGCAGTTTATCTTGGTGAATGTGAAACAGAATCTGAAGCTTGGGATTTATTAAAAAAATATTTAGAAGATAATGGGAAAAGGTGTCCTTACTATTATCGTTGTAATTATTATGGCAATTTAATTGAAATTGATTATGGCAGTTGGACATATTTTGCTTATATATATGATTTACCAGAAGATAAAAAAGAATTAATTAAACTTAATAAAAAAATTTTTAGTTCATACATAGAGGAGTAAAAGATGTTAGCATATAATTTAAATGATTTAAGTAATGTAAAACCCTTAGTTGATATTTGTGAAAAATATAAACCTTACTTTAATGTAGATATTATTCATGGACATTATGTAGTTGATGGATGTAGTTATTTAGGAGTTTGTTCAATGTGTCCAAATATTGTTTCTATTGTGCCTGTTCTTCCAGAAATTCTGGATGAAGAAACAAGGATTAAATATTTTCAATTTAATCAAGAAATAATGAAATTAGGTAGAGAAAGTCATGAATCTAAGGAGTAAGATATGTTATTAATTATTGGTGGAAAATCTGGTTCTGGAAAAGATAGTGTCGTTAAAGAATTTGAAAAAAATGGTTGGAAAAGAGTTGTTAAATACACTAATAGACCTAAAAGAGAAGAAGAAATTGATGGTATAGATTATCATTTTGTTCCTATTGATGTTATGATAGGAAAATCTTTCTTTTTTGAAGAAAGTTTCACTGTAGCAAATGGAGATACATGGTATTACGGGATTTCATCAGAAGACCTTTATAGAAGTTTGTTTACTGATAAAAAAAATAATTATATTATAATTATGACTCCTACTGAATATAAAAAGCTTAATAAAATGTTATTCGCCGTAAAAGGAATAGACTATATTTCTGCACAAATTGACATACCCGATGATATACGAAGAGAACGCTTAATTAAGCGTGGAGATGATATAGAAGAGATTAATAGAAGAATTGAAGCAGATAACAAAGATTTTGAAGAATGGGAATTAAAACATAGAGAAGAAAGTCAATTTCCTTTATTTTATATTCGTGATGGAATAGGAGATAGAACTCCTGAAGATATATATAACACAATTATTAAAATGATGAAATCATAGAAAGGAGTCGCATATGGATGTAGTTTTATATTCAACAGGCTGTCCAAAATGCAAAGTTCTTAAAAAGAAATTAGATACTAAAGATATTAAATATACATTAATTGACAATGAACAATTGATGATAGATAAAGGTTTTTTAGAAGCACCTATGCTTGAAGTCGATGGCAAGTTAATGGGTTTTATTGAGGGTAATAAATGGGCTAATCAGTTTTAAGAGGTAGTGTTATAATGAGAATAAATATACGTTTAGATAAAAATTTTACAACTGCGTATAATAGAATGCAAAATGACTATGGAACGCAGATAGCCCATTTAAACGGTTTTGATGATGGGCAATTAAGTTATACTGATTTCATTAATAATTTTATTGATGAAGAGACAGTAGCAGATTCTAGCATTGATGGTAACAGCAATGTAGGACATAAAGATATTGTTACATTAGAACGAGAAATGCCAAAACCACACGAAAAGTTATTAGCATTTAATAAAATTCATTATGAAATGCAAAAGAAGTTTGGTTTTAAATCAGCTAATGATTGGCTTTTAGCAGAATGGGTAGGACAGCTTTATATGCACGATGCTAATTCGGCAACTTTCCGTTCATATTGTTTTGCATACGATTTAAAAGATTTAGCAGAAAAAGGATTATATTTTATTGATGGACAAAATCCTTGTCCTGCACGACATTTAACTACTTTTGTAGATTTCGTAAAAGAATACGTTAGTTTCGCTTGTAATAGAACTTCTGGGGCAGTAGGACTTCCTAATATTATTCCTTATATGTATTATTTTTGGAAAAAAGATGTTGATGAAAATTATTTAGGGGTTGCCAGTTCAGGATTTGCAGAATATTATGCCAAACAAAATTTTCAAAGATTTATTTATGCTGTTAATCAACCTTATGTAAGAGATGGAAGTCAATCAGCTTTTACAAATACTTCAGTATTTGACCGTCCTTATTTTGAAGCATTATTTGGTGGGGCAGAATTTCCTGATGGCACTTTTATGATTGATTACGAAGAAGAAATTATTGAATTTCAGAAGTGGTATATGGAAGTAATGTCTGAGATTCGTTCGACAAATATGTTTACTTTCCCTGTAAGTACAATTTCCTTACTTAGATTAAATGGGGAATTTGTTGATAAAGAATTTGCTGAATGGGCAATTAGGCATAATATGAAATGGTCTGATAGTAATTTATTTGTTGATACAAGTGTAAATAGTTTGTCAAATTGTTGTCGTTTAAAATCTAATATTGAAGATTTGGGGTATGTAAAAATGCCCTATTATCCCTTTGCCGCATAATCAGCGGGGTATTCTATTAATAAGAATGCTAACGAGGAAACCTAAGTTAAGTTCCGATTACTTAATATGGCAATCTCGTGGGAAGTCAATTGTTTTTTATATACGTTGAAGAAAGCAATTTATAAAATAACAAACATGATAAATAATAAAATATATATAGGACAAAGTATTGACCCTAATCATCGTTTTATTTCGCATTGTAGTCGTGCTAATAATGATTCGGACAATTCTCCTATACATACTGCAATTAAAAAATATGGAAAAGAAAATTTTGTTCTAGATATTATTGAGTGGACAGAAGATTATAATAATAGAGAAAGATATTGGATTCAAAAATTAAATTCTTTATCTCCATTTGGCTATAATATTGCTAAAGGTGGAGAAGAACCTCCTCATAAATATGGTGAGCAACATCATAAATCAATAATAACTGAAGAACAAGTAGATATTATAATTAATGAGTTAAAAAAAGGTGAATTAACTGAACCACAAATAGGTAAACTTTTTAATCCCCCATTTAATCAAACTTTAATTAATAATATAAATTGGGGAATTACTCATAAAAGAAATAATGAAACATATCCTATAAGGAAAAATTGTCCTTATAATTTAACTTTTGAACAAGTAGGTGATATAAAATGGTTATTACAAAATACTTTATATCCATGTTCTCAAATTGCAGATTATTATCATGTAAATACTTCAACTATAAAACATATTAATATGGGTCGGAATTATCATGAAGATAATTGCGATTACCCTTTAAGAAAACAAAGGGGTAAAAAACAATTGAAACCTGTAGAGACTATTCTCGCTAAGAGAAGTACGACTACTATTGATACGTAGTTGGAAATGGGGATATGCGCTATGATGCGTATAAGAAATAGTCCAGTCCTATACGAAAGTGTAGGGTAACTGATTTTAACTCAATCGGGGGAACAGCACTTAAAGTAGGTTCTGTAAAAGTATCTACAATTAACCTTGCTAGACTTGCATTAGATACTAATTCAGAAGAAGAATATTTAAAAGAATTAAAAAATAGAGTATGGCTTAATTTACAGGCTTTAGATTGTGTGCGTCATATTATTAAACGTAATGTCGAAAAGGGTCTTCTTCCTAATTTTTCTTATGGATTAATTGATTTTGAGCATCTTTATAATACTATTGGCTTTATTGGCATTTATGAAACAATGAAAAAATTTGGTTATACTAAAATTGATTCATTTGGCAATACATATTATACAGCAGAAGCATCAAATTTTGGCAAAAAGATTTTTGAAATAATGCGTCAGACAGCAGATGAATTTATTAAAAAATATAACTGTGATTATATGATTAATACTGAACAAATTCCCGGCGAAAGTGCCGCCGCAAAACTTATGTTAAAAGATAAATTTTTCTATCCTGAAGCAGATATATATGACCTTCCTCTTTATGGGAATCAATTTATTCCATTAGGAATTAAAACAACAGGACAAGAACGTGTTAGAATTGCTTCAGAATTTGATAGCTATTGTAATGGTGGTAGTATTTTACATTATAATATTGATGCTCCATTTGATAGTTTTGAGAAAGCTTGGAAAATGGTAAATTATATTGCTAATCAAGGTGTGACTTATTTTGCATTTAATACAAAAATTCAAGCTTGTGAATCTAATCATGCTTTTTATGGCAAAGTATGTCCTGTTTGTGGGAAACCTGTTGCAACAGAATATACAAGAATTGTAGGTTTTTATACTCCTGTCAGAACTTATTCTTCACAACGTAAAGAAGAATTTAAAATGAGAAGATGGGAATCAATTAATAAAACAGCGGAGAATATAGCATGATAATTAAAGGATTAATTGATGAAGATTTTATAAATTATAAAAAGCCTTCAATGGTGATTGAATTTCCTTATTGTAATTTTAAATGTGATAAAGAATGTGGTCAACCAGTATGTCAAAATAGTTCTTTAGTAAAAGAACCTAATATTGATATTCCTTGTGAAGATATTATTATTAGATATATAAATAATCCTATTACTGAAGCAATTGTTTTCCAAGGATTAGAACCATTTGATTCTTTTGGAGAAATGAATAATTTTCTTCTTTGGTTTCAACATCAATACTATAGTCAAGATGATATAGTAATTTATACTGGTTATAATGAAAATGAAATTCCTAAAGAAATAAATGCGTTAAAAGAGATATTTTCAAATATTATAATTAAATTTGGAAGATATGTACCTAATCAAAAATCGCATTTTGACCCTGTACTTGGAGTTAATTTAGCATCGGATAATCAATATGCAAAAAAAATTTGTTAAAAACACTTGACAAACCCATAATAATAAGCTATAATAAGAATATACCAAAGTTCGAAAGGCAGTATCTTGAACATGGTACTGTCTTTCATTTTCATAAAATAAGAAAGAGAGGAAAGGATGAAAACAATTAGTTACAGTGAACGGTATAGGAATAAATACTATATGCCTAAAAAAGTACAAGAAAACCTATATAGAAGAGGATTTCGATATAGTTTTTTGGATGATGGTTATGTATTAAAATTCCCAATAGACACTTATAAAAATAATCCAACATTATTTGCAAGAATCGTGATTAATGATTACACTCATGACATTAGAATTAATGTAGTAAATAATTTAAATAATCCTTATCCTGCTTTTTATAAATGTGAAAATAAAGGATATATTAATTATTTAGAAAGAGTATGTAAAGTTATTGATAGACGAATGAGCAGAATGGGATTTAAAATTAAACGTAAAAAGAAAGATAATATTTTTGAATATTATGAGAACCCTAAACAAATTTTTAAATAATAGAAAAGGAGATTAAAAAATGAATATGGCAGATGGATTCAATAATATGTTTAATGGCATGTTTGGTAAAATTCAGAGTGGTCAGTGTAGACTTGCTATGAATGGACGTATTGCAGTAAAGACTTCTACTGGTTATAAAACTTATGACCTTAAAAAGAATAGGCTTACTAACTGTAACAATTTTGTATTTAATGGTATGGATGAATTTTTCTTTGTGATTCCTACCAATAAAGCCCAGAGAGGGGATATTATTCTTGTTCAGGGTCAGCCTAGATGTGTTGTTAAGGTAGAAAATAATCAGATTACTGTTGTTAATTATGAAAACAATACAGTAGAAACTGTTCTTCCTGAAAGGCATGTATTTATGGGTAATACTTATTTCTACGGTAAAATTGTATCTCTGTTTGGTGGTACAAACTTTAAAGGTAAGAATGGTATGAATAACATGATGAAATACATGATGCTTTCTGAAATGATGAAGGGTAATGGTGGTAATAATACTAACAATATGTTTGGTGGTATGATGCCTTTTATGTTTATGTTTGGAAATGGTGGGGGTATGAATATCTTTGACGGTCTGTTTGATTTTGAAGATGCAGATATGCCCATGGTAGGCTTAGATAATGATACTGATGACACTGATGATACTGATGATACAGACAATGATGTAGACGGAGGTGACAAGTAATGGGTAGCGGAAGTTATAGTAAAGATGATTTTATAAGTTATAGTAGTGCAACAAAACGAGATGTAGCTTTTGACAGTTTAGGAAGGATTACTAATAGTTATTCTGAACAAGATGTTTTTAAACAGACTAGTCTTTCTTCTGCATTAAATCCTTATAACATTATGCGTGAATGTTGTGACACGGAAGAGCATCCTAATACAATTCCTGTAATTCTTGCTCTTGATGTTACTGGTTCTATGGGTTCTGCTTCTCTTGAAGTAGCTAAAAGTCTTAATGTAATTATGGAAAATTTATATAAGAATATTAAAGACATTGAATTTTGCATTATGGGTATTGGTGATATGGCTTATGACCGTTGCCCTGTTCAAATGTCTCAGTTCGAATCTGATATTCGTATTGCAGAAAATGTAGATGCTATCTATCATGAACATGGTGGTGGTGGTAATTCTTATGAATCTTATTCTTTAGCATGGTATATGGGATTACATCATACTAGTCTGGATTGTTGGAAACGTGATAAAAAAGGTATTATTATCACACTTGGCGATGAAAAGCTTAATCCTTATATTCCAGTAGTAGGTTATAAAACTACAATTGAAAGATATATGGGGGATGATGTCCAAGGAACAATTGAAACAAAAGACCTTTATGAAGAAGCTTCTAAGAAATTTGATATTTATCATATTCATGTGAACCATTCTTATAGTAGTAATATGAGAGAAAGAGATGCTATTGCTACTTTTAGTGATGTTATTGGAGCAGATAATGTTAAAGTTGCTACATTGGAAACACTTTCGGATACAATTGTAGATATTATTGTAAGGACTTGTGAAAATAGTTCTAATAATTCTAATACTTTTGATAATAATTTAAAAACAACTAGTGAAGGTATCGCTTGGGTATGACAAAAAATGTTAAAGTAATAGTTGGTGCAAATTACGGTGACGAAGGTAAGGGACTGGGAACAGATTATTTCTGTTCCCTAAACCCTGAATCTACTATTGGTGTATTGACAAATGGTAGCGCACAAAGAGGACACACTGTAGATACAAAAGATGGACATCATCATGTATTCCATCATTTCAGTTCAGGCACTTTTAATAATATTCCCACTTATATAACTGATTCTTTTTTAATCAATCCTATGGCTTTTGTTAAAGAATATAATGAATTAATGGCTAAAGGTTTTCAACCTAAATATTATATTCATCCAGATTGTCGTGTTGTCACACCTTTTGATATGATGTGTAATCAAGTTGATATGAAGAAAGAAGAATTACATAATTCTTGTGGAATGGGAGTATGGCGAACTATTAACAGATATAGAAAAGATAAAGAAGTAAATCTTACTATCAAAGAATGGATTGATTTAATTTTAAGTAATAAAGAGCAAGCTTTTCAAGAGTTATATAATATATTTTTATATTATTATGAAAGTATAGATGGATATTGTACTGGTATTAATATTACTAATTTAATAAAACATTTTATACTTGATATTTGTTTTGTAGTAGACAATGCCATACTTGTTGTAAAAGATACTGAAATTTTAAATAATTTTGAAACAGTAGTTTTTGAGAATGGACAAGGGCTAGCGTTAAGCTGTTATTCATATGAAGAATATAATTCTCAAAATTTTTACTTGACTTCTACAAACACAGGTGCTATAATACCTTATAGAATCATTGAAAGGAATTTCTGTGGGGCTAATGTTGAAATATGTTATGTTACTAGAACTTATTTGACAAGACATGGAGATGGTAATTTTGATGGTAATTTTATTGCATATAATAGTGATAACTCAATTTTTCTATTCGATTATACCAATATTTATAATCCATTCCAAGGAAAATTAAGATATAGCAATTTTGTTACAACATTAATTTTAAAGATGTTAGGTAGGATTAGAGGTGATTTTTATCAAAATATATTGATTTCTAATAAAAATAATTATACATGTTCTATATTAGTTACACATTGGAATGAAAAACCAGAGATTCATGAGGAATTAGCATCAAAAATTATACAGGAAATAGGCTATTTGAAAAAAAATAAATATAATGGGAATTTTTATATATCTGATTCTAAATACAGAGACTCTGTAAGAATATACAATAAAGAAGAATTAGAAAAGGAGAACAAATGAGAAAGAAAGAAACAATTTATGTGATTCCTGCAAGTGTGCTTGAAAAATATGCTAAAGCATATTATCTTGTAGAAGCTATGGGTGAAGACGGAATTTTTGATACGTTAGATGATGGATTTATTGCTGATTATATTGACAATAACTTCCCTGATAAGGATTATTTCGACCTTGACGATGTAGTAAAACATGAAGATATGCTTTACTGGAAATCTATCAATGTTAAAGATTGTTATGAAAGAGAAGATAAGAAGAAAGGAAGTAAATAATATGATTAAAATGAATATTTCACTTGATAAAGGGGCTTTTCTTCCAGAAAAGAAGCATCCTAATGATGCAGGTTATGATTTAAAGACACCTTTTGATTTTTCTGTTGCTATGAATAGTAGAATGTTTATTAATACAGGAGTTCATGTGGAACTTCCCCCTGATACGGTAGGTATGGTTAAGTCACGTTCTGGTCTTAATAAAAATTATGGGATTCAGTGTGAGGGAGTAATTGATGAAAACTATAGAGGAGCAATTGGAATTGTCCTTTATAATCATTCTAATGAACCTATTGTATTTAAAAAGGGTGATAGAATTGGTCAACTTGTCATTCTTCCTTGTATTTATACTGAACTAAACGTTACTGATGAATTAACGGATACTGATAGAGGTGAAGGCGGTTTTGGTAGTACAGGAGTAAGTTAATGAATTTAGAAGAAATTATTAATTATAGTTTTTTAATTTTTTTACTTATTGGCATAGTTGGTTCTTGTATTTTAGCAATACTATTCTTTATTAAAAGCAGTTATCGGTTATTTATAGATTTTAAAATTGAACGTGAAGCATATAAGAAAAGGAGAAGGAAAACATGATTGTACTTGAAATTAAAAATCTAGTTGCTATTGTTGTTGCTATTTTTGTATTTTTTAGTGGTGTATTACTTTTTACTCCATTTGCTAAAGTATTTGAAAATCTTACTAAGAAACATTTTATTGTAGGATGGTTTCTTCTTATGATTTCTTTGATTGCAAATATTCTTTCTTAGAATATTAAATAAAGGAGTAAAATAATATGAGAAGATTACCAGAAAGATTAGTACCTATATATGATATTATAGGACATTATCATATGACTACTTGCCCTGATTTGCGAATAGGTCAATTATTTTCTAACTTTCAAGCATGGTTAGAAGAATATAAAATAGATATTTATTATTTAGAAGATTATAAACTTTTGGAATATCTAGAAGGATATTTAGATTCAATTACTTATATTAAAAAAAATAAAGATTAAAAAAGGAGATTTATAAATGATTGTTTTAATTGTTTTAGGAATAATTTTTGTTGCTTTTGGTTTTATTTTTATGGGCATGGCAGAAAAGGCTACAATTCTCAATGTAGGAGCAGTCTTTTTAGGACTTATACTTTTGATTTTAGGTTGTTCAATTACTTTTGTCCCTACAGGGTATATTGGTATTAGAACTGCTTATGGTCAGATTTCAGGTAGTCCTGTTTCAACAGGCATTCATTTCCATGTTCCTTTTGTAGAAAATATTCATAAAATGAATTGCAAACAGCAGGAAATGGTATTTGATAAAGATAAAATCTGGTCAGAAACATCTGAACGTACTGAAGTATATGCTGAAAATATTGTAGTAGACTATCAGATTAATGCTGAATATGGTGCTTGGATTTGGTCTAACATTGAAGAATGGGATACTAATCTTGTTAAAAGAACTTCTGTTGAATCTGGACTTAAAGCGGCTTTTAAACAATATAATGATACAGACGTAACTGATAGAAGTAAGATTGAAAAAACAGCTAAAGAATATATTCAGAAATCTTTAAATACTAAATATAATAATCAAGTTGTCACAGTAATTAGTGTTACAATTAGCAATATTAACTTCTCTGATGCTTATAACGATGCTATTGAGAAAAAGGCACAGGCTAAACTTTCTGCTGAAGAACAGGCTTATGAGAATCAGAAAACTATCGACCAAGCAAAGGCAGAAGCTGAAAAACAAAGGATTGAAGCACAGGGTAAGGCTGAAGCCAAAATAATTGAAGCTGAAGCTGAAGCTGAAGCTAATGAGAAGATTTCTAAATCTATTACTCCAGAAGTCTTACAGAGAGAATGGATTCAAAAATGGAATGGCAAAACCCCTTCTGTAGTTAGTGATAGTGATATTATGTATGGTATTAATAATAAATAAATAAATAGAATGAAACAAAAAAGGGGGATACCAACCTATTCGGCTAGTACCCCCCTAATTTTATTTCTGATTCTGATTTAATTGGTTTTGTAATTCCATTTCACTTAAATCAGCAAAATCAGCATTATGAATATGGTCAGAATATCTGCGTCTAATTTCTTTAATTGACGCTTCAATTACACCATTTTTCCTATTATATTTTTTAATATACTCTTCATATTCATCACATTCCATTATCATAAAATCAAAAGCTTCTTTTGTATAACGTTTTCCACCCATACCGTCTTCAACAAATTGTAATATTCTTGCTCTTTTTCTTTTTATAGTACCATCTCTGCTTTCTTCTACGTGTTCCGTTAATTTAGCATCTAATTTATCAACTTTTTTTATGATATGTGAATTTAATCTATCTCCTATCCAACCTAAAAGGAAATCCCAAGGATTTATTTTGATAGGAGCTATTTGAATTATTGTCATTAAAACAACAATTAACGTTATTATAAGACCTGTTGCTCCTGTCATCTCTGATATATTTATCATTTCAAATAAGTCCTGTAAAGACATAGCGAGTTTCTTTATCCTTTATCCTTTCTTAATATAATCTGAACTTACAAATCCAAATTTATTAGAGTAACTAATGTAATACCAAGTTGTTCCTTTATTATCTAAGATAGCATCACAGACGTTTACTTTAGAACCATTGGTCAAAGGACTAAAAGATACTTTATCATTTTCAGTTCCTGCCCACTCTCTAATATTTAAAGAAGACGCTGTAACTGTTCCAACAAATTTTGTTGTTTTGTTAGGAGAAAAAGTACCAGATACTGTAAATATAGTGGTAGATTTTCCTTTTAATGAATCAGTGTTATTAGCATCATTAGAAACTATAACAGTAGTACCTATGATACCACTCCAATCAGGTCTTCCATATCCTGCAATTCTACTATAACTAAGACTATAAGACTTTTTGGCAACACATCCACCATTTGCGACAACACCTGAAGCACTAGAAGTATTACCCTCTATAGTATAAACTTTAGAAGAATCTACTCTATAAACTATACCAGTATGACAAATGCCATTATTATTTTTAAAGAAAATCTGGTCTCCTGCTTTAGGCTTACTCGTAAACCATCTACCTTTTTTCTTATAGTAATTAGATGAATAAACTGTATAATCATCAAAATCTCCACAAAGGGCTTTCTTAGCTTCTACAGTTCCTTTACCAAAAGCTTTGCAAGTTTCTAAAATTATCCAATCTACGAAAGCATCACAATTATGAACTGCAACGTTATTTGCTGTATAAGTATGGTCTCCATCTGTAGTCATATTATAAACAATATTTGTTTCATTTAAATCAGATACTGATTTAATAGTATGGTAAGAATATCCATCTAATATCTCACAGGAGTTGTTTCTACCAGTAGAAAGTAAATTAATTGTTCCATTATAAATATCACTTGTTTTAATCTTTCTATAACGATTATATCTTTCATCAAAAACTTCATAATTTGAATTTCGATGTTGCAACCGAAGAGTAACACCGTATCCCAAATCTGTAGCAATTTTATTTATTCCCATTGCCAATTCTTTAGAAACAGAATTATATTTAATTATATTAGATGAAAGATTACGACTTCCATCAGCAGACAAATAACCATTTAAAAAAGCACGTTTGATATTATTATTAGCATAAAAAATTTCTACAGGAACATGTTTGTGCCAAGCCCCATTTCCACAATGGTCTAATATAGGAAAAATTTTTTTATAATTATTTTTTAATATATATTGTTGGCATGTTCTGGTTTTATACATTTCTTCCTTATATAAATCAATAGTGTGCATTTCTATTTCAATGCTTTTTTTCTCATTACCACAAATATAATAATCATTCCGACTTTTCCAACCATCACCTACATAATATCCAATAAGCCAAGCTTCATCATAAGATAGATTAATATTATTATCAACTTTGGTCATTGTCATACCGATACTGTCTCCCTTTTTTAATTCTTTTACAGGATTAAAATTAGGGTCAGTAAATCCTGCATCTTTTCTTATATGAAGTCTTTTTTTAGAATAAACAGGATGTTCACCTGTAGATATAAGAGGAATATTACCAATGTAGGTTGTTTTATAAAGATTATCTTCGTGTTCAGAAATATTTATTACATTATTAAAATGAGTTCCATCTGCTGACAACACTTTATCTCCTATTTGAATCTCAGAAATATCTTTATACCCATTATCTGTTAATACTAAAACTCCTTTAGGAAAACACCATGCCGCAGGAAAGTCCATATTGCTAGGCTGAATCTTGTGCATTTCATAACCGTATTTAGTATAATTATTATAACCTGCATTTCCAGTTTTACTATATAAATTGGAATTAGATTTCTTTTCAAGATAACCAACTTCATTACTGGCAATTTCAATCATTTTATTAATACAATCTGCTTCAGTAATCATAACTTTTTCTTCCTTTTTATCTTCTATTTTATTAGTTTCAGTATTCTTAGAATCTTCTTTAGGTTCTTTCTTTTTATCTTCTGTTACTTCTGGTTTAGATTTTGTTTTAATTTCAGAATAACAATAACTGGCATCAACACCATCTTTAGAAAAACTCATAGGATATTTGCTCGTATATTGCCACATATCAATTTTACCTTTATAGGTACATTTAGAAGCATATTGAGCAACCCACCTGTAAGTTCCCTCTAATAAATCATTATCATTTAAACAATCATAAAACCAAGAAGTAGAAGCATAAATTCCATAATCATATCCTGCATCTTTAAGATGTTGGTTTACAATATTGATAAATTTAGTTCTATTTGCTTTTGAAAGATTATCTGCTCTTCCTTGTTTATTTTTAACATCTACAATTTCAGAATCTTGACAGATAGGAATAGATGGATTAATGTCATTATCTTTTAAAGCTTGAACTAACCATTTACCCTCTTCGTGTGCTTCATTTTCAGAAATAGAAGTCGGAAAATAATAAACACTATAGGGCAGACCCCTTTTTTTAACTTCTGCTAAATATTCTTTAAATTTAAAATCATAACGAATTTTAGCATAATATGTAGGATTTGATTTTAATGAGCCTCTTAACCCAATTCTAAGAATAATACCACTACATTTACCTTCATCATACATTTTTTTAAGATTATCCCAATCAGAACTTTTAATTGTATTATGTTCTGAAAAATCAAAAACTATTTTATTCGCCATTATTTTTTATACCTTTCATTAATAATGCCTTGTACTTCTGTGTAATATCCTTTTAAAGTTTCTTTTCGAATATCACCATTTCCTGCAAGACCACGGATTGTATAATCAGCCATTGCATTTAACATTTTATTTCTATCATTCACAAATTCACCAACTATTTTTTGAACATCTGTGTATCTTGTCCCAAGAGCATTTTTCCTATAATCACCATTGTTCCATTTTCCAAGCATAACTTCTACTGCTAATTCAGTATCAGTTCTTTGCCAGTTTTTATAATTATCTAAAGAATAAGTTTTACTACCATTTTTCTTACTTTTGATAGTTACTTCCTTATCCGTAAATATCATATCTAATTCACCATGAGCATAATTGTTCCAAATATCTATTCCCTTTTTAGTTAATTTAGGAATAGTCCATGAAGTAAATCCTTTGTCTTTTCCAATAGCACCATTCACTTCACCATAATTATACCATGCGGCTTTAGGATTTAATTTATTAAAAGCTTCTGTATCTACATAGTTTCCATGATGCGGTATTTGAGCAATAATAACTTGAGGTAATACTTTTCTAATTTCAGAATGTGTTAAATGATTATCTCCTGCTGTAAAATATCCAAAATCAAATAAAAATACAGGAGAACTATTATTAATGTAGCTACCTGCTGTATTATCATCATTAGGACTACCATAACTTGATTTCTGCCATAATACTTTACAATGAATATCACCTAATCTAATATGTGTACCTGTCTTTAACATACCTACTGGTATATTATTTTTTTTACATAAATCATATAAACCTTTTCCACATCTATTATACATATTGCATAATTGTGTATACCAAGGTTTAGATTTATATTTATCAGACATATAGACCTTTAAATATTCATAATCTACACACCAAACTTTATCTATTTTAATATCAGGGTCATTGATACCATCAATAATTCCGTTTACATGGTCTGTGTGTGCATGTGTACCTACTGCCCATATTCTTTTAAAATTTTGTTTCTTTATCCATTCACGCAATTTGGCAGATGCAGGTCTTTGACCTGCATCTAATACCAATGCGTTACCGTGTTCATCATAGAAAACTGCATAATCACCACTTTTAGTACCTTTATCTGTTGGAATATCCATTCCTACAATATGTAATCTTACAATTCCCATAATTTATTTAACTCCTTTTTTATAATAATATCATATATTATTATTTATAAACTTTTAAAGATTTAATAACAATTGCTAATATTGTCAAAATCTTCCAGATGCAGTTGTGTTTCTGTCTGTCCGTGTTTGATAGTCAGCACAACATCAGATAGGTCAGTGACCGGGAAATCTTCGGCGGAGATGGAGATAAGCATTGTCTCGCCTCTATGGATAATTTTGTCGTTCATGCTCTTACCCCCCCCCCCTTTTTTTTTTATGCGTCCATATCGTCATTATCAATGATGTTAAAAATGAATCTCTATATAAAAGGTGAAATAACGAATAATGACCATCCAGAAATTGCTATAAATTTAAGCATTTCCATGCGCTCACCCCCTTAAAATTGCAGAGCAACACTCATCATGTCGCTGTCCGTTGCACCTTTAGTCATTGTTACAACCATGTATCCTACCTGACTTCCACTTATCATCGGGAGCATTGTCATGAAGTATTCATCTGTCGTACCGATTTTGCCACGAGCCGTTATGTCAATTTCTCCGCCAAGCGCATTGGCGTAAAGCCTTACAACTTTGCCTGCGTTCCATGCTTCGATGACTTCTGCATAACTCTTGTCTGCCATGCCAGATATTTCGTTTGACATTGTAACCGTGACCAGAAGAACATTACTCTCAGGAGTAGGAGTTGCCGCATTAATTGCATAGTCATTCCACAGCGTGTCAATCTTATTCTGATTATCGGTGTTAAGCGATAATGTCAGTGTATCACTTGCATACGCACTTGATAATCCACTTCCCGCAACCACACGGCTTGAAGCAGACCTTGTTGTCACAGACCATGTGTTATTAGACTTTAATTGATAGATAATAACTTGGTCACCCTGTTGTGCATCGGTGTGGCTTGAAACACTTCGATAATACTGAAACTCAGCTACCATGCCTGTTTTGTTTGTTTCAAAATACGCTAAAAAAGCCATTCTGCGCTGTTCACCAGATGCAGGGTCAGCAGCGGTAGATGCTTTGCAGTAAACTATACGATTTGCGTTATATGCTTCTATGAAATCGTCCCATGTGGAATGACCATAGGAAAGAATAGTCATCCCTGTCATAGCACCAAGGTCGCTTGCTGTTATAGTCACAGTACCAGTCTGACCGTTTACGGATGTTACACCACTTCCTTCTACGAGGTTGTTCACCTCTGTCTTAGTGTAAGCATCAGCTATACCGTACCCAGACAGTGTAGTGGCTTTATCAGACTTTCCAGACATCATGTTATCGATGGTGTCCTTGTCGTAGTAATGGAACGTTAATTCCTGCGCTGTTGTAATCTGAGACGATGTAATTGTCCACGGCATGTCTCCGTTGTACTTTCCACCGACCATTTCGAACAGATAGAAGTTTCCATTAAAAATAGCAATAGTCTGGGAGATGGCAAGGTCTGTAACATTACCGCTATATGTCGTATCTACAACCCTGTTCCATGCTGTGAATGTCAGATTCCAATCTACTTCAGAGAAAGTGTATTCCTTTGTTACACTGGCGTTCCTTCCTTCAGCAAGAGCGTTTATGACATCTTGGGGTGTAATGTCATCCGCGTCACCAACAAGGGGGGCGAGAACATCTGATGCGTCTGCTTTACCGTCTAAAGTCATATTAATTTGTTGTATATTATTTCTTGCAGAAGCATCTACAATTTCATAACGTATATCACCGTTATCTAAAAATTTCATTTCTTTATTAACCATATTTCTTTACCTATCCTTCTATTTATATATTTTTTAAATATTATATAATTTATCTATCATAAAACAAAAGTATATAAATACAATGATAGATAAATGATAGATAAGTATTCTTTATTTTATAATACTCATTTCTTCATTATATTTTTGACCATTTGGCATGTATGTCTCGTATTCAGACCCCTCGATAGGATGCCAAGTGATTGTTCCATAGCTGTTGAAAGTATTCCATCTGGTGTTGTGGAGATAGTCCAGATTACTGTCATCACCTAAATGGTCGTACAGTACTTTGGGAATATAAATATCACCTCCAGAACCACCTGATGCGAACGGTGTTTGTCCGAACATGCTCGCATTGCAATCTACAACCGAATCATATCCAAGTACGATTATTTTCAAGTTTGCATCTCCTACAAATACATTACCTGCGTTAAGTGAGCGCATCGCAGGAAGAATAACAGTTTGCAGGTTTGTGCATCTCTGGAAACTGCCCATGCCAATACTTGTAGCACTTGGCAAAAACAAAAACTCGACAGCAGACGCATCCAAAAAAACAAACGCTTGGAGGTTAGTTCTCGGCAAATGCACAGTTGTCAAACTTTTGCATCCTTGGAAAGTATACTGACCTACGATTGTAACAAACGGCAAGATTACTGATTCCAATCCACTAAACGCAAAACCGCTTGCTTGAACATCAGTTACGTTCGAACCTGTCACAGATGTTAAGGCTAATCGGTAAGACAGAGCATATTGCGCTACTGTTTCCGTATCGCCCAAATCCACCGCACCGCTCGGCTGTAGACCCTCTGCCAAATCTTCAATCGTATAATCGGCAGACGGAACGTCAACCACCGCATTCGCATATTCAGAAATATTATAAGTCCCATTTTCAGTAATTTCTATAGAACCAGAGGGAACAATACCCTCAATATTTCTTATTTTATCAGGAATATCACTTAATAACATTTTCCCATTAGTTCCTGTTTTATATCTAACAGCATCAGCAATATTAGTTAAAGTTTGGTTATCTACATAAGCTATTGTATTACTCATATTTATCTCCTTTCTTTAATTAATATTCTGTATTATTACCATCAACAATATCTATATCTGTAATATAATGTCGATTAAAAGAAACGACTCCATTATCATCATCTGTGATAGTATACTGGTATAAATCTCTCCAAGCTGTCGTTTCATCTCCATTTGCAACTAATACTTGACCTGTTGTGCCAGTAGCAGGAGCATCGACTATATTAATTGTTTTATTATTTATTATAAATTTCATTTTGATTACTCCTATTTAAAAAATATACTACAGGAGTATAAAATACTCCTGTAGTGTTATATGGATAAGGTTGAGATTGATAAGCATTATAAGTTGCCATAATTAATTACTTCCTTTTAAAATAATAAAGTGGGATTTCATCACCTGAATCCCACACATCAAAATAATTACCGTCAATTACTGTTACAGCATGGTCGGCTGTAAGGTTTCCTAAAGCTAATACATATATCCCTTTAGGATTATCTTCACAAAATTGTTTAACTGTATAACAATCTGGGCAAGTATTAGGTAATTGAATTTTTTCAAAATTTCTTGATTGTAAATAACTTCCCCATACTCTATTAGATGATGGAAGGTCATACAATGTATAACCCTCCACACATAAATTAGTATAGGCTCTTTCCCAATCTTGTCCAGTTGCTTTTGCAATTGCTCTAATTACACAATCACCTGTTCTTTTTCCAGATAGATTAGGATTATAAAATATAAAAGACATTTTATTATACCTCATCTATTTTTTTATATTAATTTAATACTATATATCTTGATAGTCTCCTCTACCCACATGTCAGGTGGGGATGGGTTATGCGTATTGCGTTCTCAAATTTCTAAATACTAATCTTGTTGTACGCTTCATAAACTTTTATAACAGTCCCTTTAGTTGCATTTAATGTACGGGATGAAGGACTGTCAGTATCAATAGATATGCCATATCTGATAAGGACACCATTAGTGTATCTATAAGCAATACATACATTGTGTATAGAAAAAGTCCCGCCAATAAGTCCAGGAACAATTATTTTTTTAACGGCGTAGTTTGAAGCATTATTTTGCTCAAACTCAATAATATAAATTGCTGTCGGGTCTTGCTCAGTGGGAAGGTAGTTTTCGAGCCAATACGATTCGTGGTCTAAAACGCCCAACTTATCCACAGAGAGGACATACTCCCCTATAAGTCTTTTAACGATAACATCCACCGTAACACTGTCATACCCATCAAACCCATCAGGCTCATAAGTGCCATTTTCTGATATGGATAAAGGTCGCAGGTCGGGATTGACATCTACGGTCACCTGACTAAAGCCATCCACTCCACTCTCAGGAGTATAAGTTCCATTAGTAGTAACATCTAAAGAAGTAAGAACACTACTCTTCATTCCATTAATTTTTTCAATCATTTCATCAATAGTATATGATTTTACTTCGCCAGTTTTATTCCTAATTGCATTTGCAAGATTAATTAATTTAGAAGTAGAAATTAAAGCTTTAACATTATTAATTACACTCATATTTCCACCCCCTTAGAATGATGCTTCATCAGCATCAGTTATTTCAGTTGCACTATTTATATATACAGTATTACTATTTTGAGAATAATAAATATAAGGACTTAAATCATTAATATAACCGCTATCATTAGTAAAGGCTGATACATTTGTAGGAACTGTTGGTATCTCTGATTTATCTGCTTTACCACTAATATCTTGATGCTCAGTTAATGCCCCAAGTTCTTGTGCTGTAATTGTTACATCACCTGTTTTATTATTAACAGATGTAACTCCAATATCAAGATTATTTACAATATTATCTACTTCGCCTTTAGTATAAGCATTCGTAATACCATATCCTGATAAAGTCGTAGCTTTATCAGCTTTATGACTAATATCTTGGTGAGTATGGATAATAGGATTATTTGTATTAACTGTTGTAGTATTATCTTGAGATATTGTAATAATTGATATATTATCTTTTGTTAAATAAACAAAACCTACTAAGGATTCACTACAAGTCATTAAATAAAATATATTCTGTTCAACTCCATGAATAAAAGCATAAGGTATTAATCCATCTTTAAAAGCATCAGAAATTTCTTTACAAGTGTGATTTGCTTGATAATTAGAATTAACAGAAGTTATTTCTACAGGATAATAACCTATATCTCCTAATGTTACATAACCATCTTCACCTACAATTAAGCCCTTAGAAGCATTTTCAATACCTTGATTTTTATCTATTTTACTGGTAGTAATTCCTTCAATTAAAGTTCTATTATTTTGAATAAAAGTAATTAATTCACTTATTTGGTCTAATGATTCATCATCGGTGTCCAAAAAAGTATTTAATTTATTTGTTAAATTTGATATTAAACTTCTTATATCTGGATGCGCTGTGGTGGATTCATTATGTTCAGATATTTTAGTATCTATAGAATTACTTAAATTATTAGCGATACTAATAACATCTGTTTTAATTTCATCAGTTGCATCTTTAATATCAGAAGTCTCTTCCTTAATTAAAATTGTATCATCTTTTAAATGAATAATATCTGTTTTAATTTGATTCGATTGTGCTATATTATCTGCTACAGCAATAGCTTGATTATCTATAGCCGTTTTTTTAGTATCAATAATTGCTTTATCATCGTCAATTTCAGATTTAATATCATCTACTTCGGATTTAATAGCAATAATTTCATTTTTAACTGTATTAATTTCTGTCCCAGTTGTAGCAATTTCAGTACTTATTGCTGTTATATCAGCTTTAGTTTCATCGACTTCTTGCTTAACCTCTACAGCTAAATCATATACGGCTTGTGTTTGATTTAAAAAATTATTAGCATCAGCAGAAGCCTGTGTAGCAATATTTCTGGCTGTAACTGTATCTCTTAAATTAGCAGATGCAGATATAGCTGATGCCTGTGCAGAGTCTCTATGCTCTTTTGCTAATGCTAAAGTATTATCATATTCTTGTTTTAAATCTTTAGCTTCAGTAGCATAAGTCCTTGCTCTTGATTCAGCCCCTAAAGCACTATTCTCAGAATCTAAAGCATGATTTTCAGACACTAAAGCATTAGAAGCTGATTGTTCAGAAGCTTCAGCAGATAAAGCTGATTGTTCAGCATAATATTTAGCATTATCAATATCTTCATTCTCTCTTGTTCCTGTATTACCTACGGCATAAGATTTAGATATATTAGAATGTTCTTTTGCTGTTTCTGCAAAAGTATTGACTTCTTCAACGACCCCATGAAACAGTTCTTCATCTTCAGGAGTAACTGAATAGATAGGTTTAGGTTTAACTTTTACTGGCATTATTATTCTCTTTAAAGTTTCACCTGATTCCTCATTTGTTGAAAGAAGAAATACATAAATTGTATAATTCTTTTTAATATTATTCCATAACATGTCTTTAGGAATAACCACATCTAAAACAGTTGCCGTTTCATTAACCGTATATTCTTCTCCATCGCTCACTATGGTTGATTGATAATCAATATCTTTTACAACACCAATAGTAACTAAACTATCAGTATTGTCAGGGCTTAATGAGAAATGGACTTCTATAGATATTTGGTTAAAATCAAGTCCTTTTACTCTTAAAACTTGTCCATAATCCCATTGCCACAAACCGTAGGCGATTGTATAATCCATTTTATCATTAAAGACTGCTGTAATCATATCAATCACTCCATTTTCTTATTTTATTTTAATTGTCTATTAATCTGGTTTTGTATAATTTGATAATCTTTACCAAGATTTTCTTTACGCATATCATTATCTCCATAAGGATTATTACCAGAAATAATTTCATTCGCTACTTTTACTACATAATTAATTTTATCTTGAACTTCTTGATAATAATCTTGAAGTATAATTTTTCTAAAAGTTGCCCTACCTGCTTCACCAGATAACACATAATCAGTTAATTGTCTGATTAATTCATCTCTATCATTAACATATTCATTAACTAATTTTTGGACTTCTTCATATTTTTTACCTAAAATCATTTTACGAATATTTCCTGAACCCAATCTACCAAGTAAAACTTCTGCGGCTAAATGACCACTACTGATTTTAGAAAAATCTTTGACAAAATTTTTATGCCAATATACATTCGCTTTCTTATTTACAAGTCTACTAATTCCATTATTCATAACAGTTTGATAATTCCTTTCAAGTTTAATAGGTATACACACACCTTGGTCAAACATAAATTCCATATCTCCATTATACATAACAGAATAGCAATTTATCTTAGCATTTTCTGCTCTATTATAAGCTTCTTTAGCCCAAGACTTGTAAGTGTTTTTATTTTCTCCACAACAATTACAAATTGCTATTGTAGGAGCAATTTTAGTAAAGATACTTTGGGGATTATTTTCTTTAACTCCATGATGTGGAATCTTCATAATTGTAATATTAGATAAATCATATCCACTATTAAATAATTCATTAAAAGTAGATGTTTCAGCATCACCTGTCATTAAAACCTTACAACCACCAATTTCTACTAAAGTAATAAGTGACCTTGCATTATTTCCCCCAGAAGAACGTGCTACCAGTACATCATGTTTGGTAGCACCTACATAAAAAGTATCACCTTTTCCAACATAATGTACTGGTATTCCTTTAGATTTACAAAGATTAACTATTTCTTTTAACATAGTCTTTTCTGAACGTTTTTCATTTACAGGGTCTTGTTTGGACACATATAATTCTTTAATCAAATTAGCATTAATAAGTCTTTTAGCATTACCTACATGGTCAATATGTATATGACTTAAAACTAAAGTAGCTTTTCTACCATTTAATAAATTTTTTACAGGGGTTAAAGAATTACCTTCATAATAAGTATCATAAATACAGATTTCTCCACAAGATTCAAATATAAATTGGTCTCCAAAATCTTGTGAAAATTTATATACTATTAATTTATCCATTATTTATATTACTCTCCCTGTGCAATTACCTCTTCAAGATTTTTAAGTGCATTATCAATTTCAGCATCAATATATGCAACTAATTCTTCCTGATTAAGAACTTCTTTTAAAACAGGATATTTATCATAAATCTGAGTAATTACTTCAGAACGTTTAATTTTACCTGCTTTATTCCAATCAGTATAATCAGTTTCTGCCTTTGTTACAAGGCTAAGTGCGATTTCATGAATTTGTCTTTTAGCAATTGCAATTTTTTCTTCTTTAGTTTTTCCTGCATATTCTTTAGCTTTTTGGAAAATACCAATAGCAAGACCAATAATAACTGCAATGCCTGTCCAGTTATTAACAACAAAAGTAAAAAAGTTAATAATTCCATTTAAAATATTCATAATGTTTCTCCTTTTTAATTAATCAAACTTGCAAGGATATACCATATAAAAATGATAAGCCGTTGTAGTTAATGCCGTAGATGCTTGCACATTACCTGTATTTGTAATTTGAAAAGTTGTACCTTGAACAGTATTTCTATGTGTTATAATAGGTCTAAAACCAGAGGGAACGGTAAAAATAGTTTGCCATGCTGTTGTAGCTTTTTTTGGCGTAAATTCAATTTCAACTACAACAATTCCATTTTTCCTAATTATTCTATTAGGAGAAGAAGAACTAGGAGTGGCAACATATGATGTGTTAGCAGAGGTTAAAGATGATATAGAGTATCCTGTAGTTTGAATGTCATAATCACCATTAATGAGTCCTGAATAAATATTTGTATTGCTTACTTGACTATAATAAGATTCTATATACAAACTTTGTCCATAATGACTTTCTTCAGTACCTTGTTTTCTTTTAGAAGGAGTAGAATAAATGGTAAGTTTCCCACCATTATTTTTTAATGAGTATCCTTTTAAAGAATTAAATTGTAAAGAGGGGTTTAAAGTTAATGCTCCCCCATTTGCTCCATTTGCATTATTATTATTAGGAGTAACAATAAATCCTGCATATTCACCATATAAATATGCTTTACCTTTATCTCTTATAACAAAAGTATCTTGTCTATTGTTGTTGTCTGTTCCATTACCTACAACAAAAAGACCATTATCATAAGCATTATATCTACCAACAACCATACTACCTTGCCTTACTGTTTTAAGACCTTCTCCAAAAACAGAAGAACAGGTAGCCCCATATGTTATATAATTATCACTTCCACATGTAATAGCTTTAAATCCTTCATTTCTATTATTATATCCCATGCTTACTCCATACCTATTAGAAGCAATATTATTATTACCACTAACAAGAGAATAAGGGCCATAACTAACGCTTGTATTTCTTATGCCTAAATCATAATAATTTATTTGGTCACTATTTTTAGCCAAATAGCTTGTCCAGATATATATATTATATTTTACATAATACTTTGATACAAAATCTGTTACATTTTTAGCAGATGTATTTAAAGTAATCGTATTAGCAATATAATCTACAGTATAATCCGTATTCAATATTAATAATCCTTCATAATTTGTATCATCGTCACTAACTGGTTCAATTATTGTAGCATCTGTAGACCCATCATCAGTACTGGCATCTGTATCTTTAATAACTGCTCTTAATTGTACAATTATAGGGGGATTTGAAGCTACCATATCATAATTACTTGTATAAGAAGAAGCTGTTATTGTTCCTGTATTATCTGTAGTAACATAAGTATTAGAATCTTTACCAGATTCTATTACTCTGCCACTTCCTGCCCCATACCCAATATTAAATAATTTTTTAATTTGGGTTGAATCTGTAGAACCTTGGTAAAATTCCATAGATTTAGGAGAAAATTTCGCATAAATAGGAGTTGAAACTTCAGTAGTAGGAATTGTATTCCCTAAAATAATATCTGTTCCATAACTTGCTAAAACTGTAGTACCATGTCTGATATTAAGTGCATTATTAGTTAATTGTGTATTATACCCTGTACTTGCTCCTGCATATGTTTGATAATGTGCAGTATCAGATATAATTAGTCCATTGGTAGTGTCATAATAAATATAATTTGTTGCTGTTTTTGCGGCTAAAGATGCTTCACCTCTAGATAATTCTCTAAAACTACCATCTTTAAAAGCATATAATTTATCACTGGAAATAAAATAAATATTTGTAGCAGAGTACATTATACCTAATGGAATATAAACATAATTATCTATAGCAGTAGGAGTAACAGTAGTCAGAAAAGGACTAGGAGCGATTGTAAATTCATTACCATTTACAGTGCCTTTAAGATATAACATTTTATTAGCCGCACCAGAGGTAATAGTGCCATTATTAGACGCATTTACCCCATTTATTTGTAAATAATTATCGTCTCCAGTTGCATTAGCATTAATGCTTGATGCGGCATATAAAAGTGGATAACTTAAATCAAAAGAAGTATTCACACTAATATTTTTATAACCAGAATTAGTACCACATATAATTCTACCGCTAGTAATAGCGGTTACAGCCTTAATAACATTTTGCATTCTTACCTTATTATATGTGTTTCCAGAATCATAAGCACCATCTACAAACCATCCTGTAAATGTACCAGTATATGTTGTTCCAGAATAAACTGCTGAAACAATTCTATTAACTCCATATGTCATAGATATTGAACTTCCTGCGGGATAATGTGTAGTGACTCTATTTGCAGTAACTACACCACTACTACTTGCAGAGCCACCTTGCCTATATACGTTAATAGCACCTGTTGTTGTACCATCTTTTAAGGTTAAATTTAATGTAGCATTTCCACTTCCTGCATATGGCAACCAATATCTAATTTGTGTTCCATCTTTTAATTCAGTAAGAGTAGAAGACCTTCCTGTCCATGAACCAGTAGTAGCTGTTTGTGTACCAATTATATATTCAACACTTTGAGAAAGCGCAAGATTTATATCTGTTTGTAAATCTTCAGGAGCAGGTGTCCAATCTGTTGCTTTATTACCTTTTTCTAGTTTAACATTTTTTATAGTACAAGTTCCATTTAAAATACCTATACAAAAATAAATCCTTACTAAAGTTACAGTTTCTGGAACAATAAAAGTACAAATAGTTTTTCCTTCTACAATTTGTTGAAATCCCCCTGTTATGTTACTCCATGAAGCTGTTTGTCCCGGGGTTCTATTTCCTATTGCATAATTTGTATAAGTGCTAGAAATATCAGAAGCATAAAAAGAAAGGGTATAAGTTGCATTAGACTCAACTTCTATATCATAAAATGTACCATATCTCGTACTGCCATATATATTCTTAATTGTACAAGAATCTTCAGTATATGTAACCGTAACACGAGCAGAACTTTCATTAGTAAATGATTTTAAATTTTTAGAATAAGGAATTAAATTTCTTCCTCCAACTTCAAGATTATCTAAATTATCTTGAACTTGTTGAATATCAGCATCTATATCTTCTGGTGCAGGAGACCAATCAGTAGCTTTATTACCCTTTTCAAGTTTACAATTATATATATATAAAATCGTATCAGCCCCTGTGTTATATATGGGGTAAACTCCAAAAGATGACTCTGATAAATTATTAGTTGTAAAAGTTATAGATATTTTTGTCCATTGATTAGCAGTAATTGTTGAAGGAGTATAAATTCTTTCAGAAACAATATCCTCATGTGTTTTATCATTTCGAGTAGAATTTGGATTACTTACATTAAAATGTCCTAATGAGCCAAAATTAAAATCAACAGATTTATTACATTTAATCATAGCACTATAGGTATATGTAGTATTTGCTTCTAATTTTTCAGATGTACAATCCCAACTATTTGTATGGTTAAAAAGATGAATAGTATTATAACCTGTTAATTTATAAACTGTTTTGCTATCTTCTGTTACCACTGAACAATAATTTTCAGTTGCATGAATTTTATCTAAATTCTCTTCAGAAATAGCAGTATTAAGTAATAAATTTCTTCCACCAACTTTAATTGATGTTAATCTTTCAATAGAAATAGTACCTGCTGTAATATTATCTGCATTAATACCAGACGTAACTAATGAACCACTGATAGAACCAGATGTAGCTGTAATTTCACCTGTTGCATGGATATTAGAACAATAAAGCGCACCTGTTTTAGTTACTCCAAAATCAGTTCCAGAAGTAATAGCCCATCCATTAATGCTTTTTGAACCTCCTATAGAGTAGCTGTTTGTAGAACCATCAGGAACTAAAAATACACCATTAGCTGTACCCATTGTTCCTTTATAAAGTGTATTACTTCCTATGACCCAACCACCAATATTACCACCAGTGGCTTCTAAATTACTAGAATATACAATACCATCTCCAGTTACACCAAATTTATCGCCAATAGCCATTCTAAGTCCAGTTCTACTTGTTCCACCAATCGACCTTGTAAAATCTGCTGTCGATAATCCAATATAATTATCTGTAGCACTTGTTAATGTGCCAGTATAAATAGCTGTATCACCAATAGTAAATCCACCTATAGTACCACCATTAGCTATAATTTTACCTGAAAAATAACCGTTATTTGTATATATACCCCATTGATTGGAAAGTGTACTTCCATTAAAAGTTAATCCACCTAAATTACCAATTCTAACATTAGGAGTAGTATATGTGCTTGTAGCAGAACCACCATATATATCAATATAAGTTAATCCATTAGTGCCATAACTATTCATCATTATACCAACAGGATTACTACCTGTGTGATACATCATTACACAAAAATTATCAATATCAGCTTTATTGTAAGTTCCTGCTTGAACAGCATCGGCATTACCACCTGATACGCTTATTGTCATTGAATGACTACTTACATTGACAGCCGTAACAGTACCATCCATTGTCCCTGTTGTTACTGTTCCAATTTTACCAGATACTTTAATCTTTGCATTTGCTTGCCAGACTACACCTGCCATAGTTGTAGATGTAATGGTTGACGTATCAGTTATAGTCATAGTTAAAGTAGAACCACTTTTAGTAACAACTATATTTGCATTAGAAGCTGTAGGGAATTTAACTGTTGGGGAAACATAAAAAGCCCCACCTAATTGTGCTACTGTTTGCAAATCATAATGAGTAGCACGTAAAGTATCCATAACATTTAAATTTTCAACTATTCCACTACCTATAGTAGCATTTGATATAGTACCTGTAGTGATTGTTGCTGTAGGTATAGTAGCAGAACTACCAACTACCAAATTAGGTTTAATTGTAATAATTCCACTATTTTCTTCTATAATTCTGGAAGTATAATCTGCTGTAGAATTTTTAAAATGAAAATCTATAAAAGGAGTATTATAATATAATTCTATACCATTTCCCTTAAAATTTACTGTATTATTAAAAGTAGATTCTCCTGATATAGTAATTCCACCTGTACAAGTAGATGCACCAGTTACACTTAAACTTCCCCCTACACTTACATTGCCAGTTGTTCCAAAAGTTCCACTGACTTCTAAATCTTTTGCATATATTTTATTTAAGAATTTAGAATTACCTGCAACAATTAAATTAGAGAGATATGCCAATTTTACTCACCTTCCTTTCATAAAAGGAAGATGCCATTAAGCATCCCCCTTATCAAAAACTGATAACATTTCTAAATCTTCAAAAGTAAATTTAGTATCATCAGGTAATTTGTCAATTTCTGCATCAATATCAATTACGCTAATAGTTACATCATTATCTTCTGTTAAGATTTCATGTAATTTTTCATTAATATCATTTAATTCTTTATTATATTCTTCTAAATATTCAGGCTTTACTTTCCTACCATCAACTTCAATGTCATTACCATTTTCATCTTTTTCAATTAAAGTTGTAGGTTCAGATTTCTCGTCATCCATAAAATATTTAGTTCTAAGTTCATTTATATATTCTTCTCTAAATTCTTTAAATTTAGAATCAACTTCTACAAGGTCTTTCATAGATTTTTTAATCGCCCATTTAAACTTAATACTTAATTCGTCAATCGCCTTAGTTTCAATTATATGATTAAGAAAACCTACAATATTAACAATTTCTGCTGTCGTAAAAGTCTTTGTCACAGTATTACTCATAATTCTAATCTCCTTTTTAATCAATAAAAATATATTTTTTTCATATTAAATATCTTTAACCTATAATAAGGTTTTTCACCAATTTTCATTATTTTCCATTCATACCAATCTGTAAAAATAATTCCAAAACATGAAATAATAATCCAAACAAATACAAATAACAAATTACATTGCCCCCAGAAAAAAGTGAATGGTAAATTCCTATAATCCCATTGACTAAAATCTCTATTAACAATTAAACCTGTTATTCCTTCTAAAAAGGTACACATTATTCCACCTGTTAAACATTGGATAAAAAATTCTGTATCATAATCTAAAACTACATCATTTAGAATCATTAATAATATAGATACGATACCTGCTAACATATACATTGAATCAAATGTGTATCCTCTCCACCATGTTTCTAAAGTAGTATATATTAATCCACCAATACAAAATAAAAAGAAACATTGAATAATTCTTTTTATTAAAATATAAAAAATATTTTCTATTTGTTTCTGGTTCATTATTACTCACCATTATAAGAATCTTCAGATTCATCACTTTCTTCGTAATCATTCGTAATAACTGTAGGTGTGTTATTTTCACCTGTAATAGCTTCAGAAACTCTTTGTACAATATAAAGGGCATAGTTATATATTTGATTTAAATTTTCTTGAAAGGACTCAGGAAGTTCTGATTCCCATGTAATTTGCATAAGTTCTTCTTTTGTTGGAATTTCTTTAATCCACATATTAAATTGATTACATCTTGTGGTTAAATATGTTAATCTAAGCTGTAATGCCATATATATTTTTAACATATCTTTAGATGGCATTAAATAGCAATTATCTTTACTGGCATGATAAGGTACATATTCTAAATCTGGAACAAGTCTTAATATACTTACTGCTGACTGTATATTTACTTGGTCTTCAGATTTATATGTAAATCTTTTTAATCCTGTTGAAATTTCTATTTCAGCCCCATCAAATATTTCTTGCTGACATCTTTGACTAATTACATTTAATAAATAAGTTCTATACTCTTCGATTGTCATTGCATCAATATCAACGACATTATTTATTTGTTCTTGAATACGTTTAACCTGTTCAGCAATATTAGCTTGTGTTAAAGTAATTTGAATTGCATCTGCAAAAATATTTTCATGCTTTACAAACACAGAACCCAAATAAGTCATTTCTGAAAAAGAATTAAACGTAGTATATTCAGCCACGATATTATCAGCAACAAATATTTCTATTTTAGTTATTGTTGAAAACGCTTCTTTTAAATATTTAAAGTCATCTGATTGAACAACTAAAGCTTGGGAACTTTCAAAACTAGGGGCATCCCAAGAACATAATTTAAAAGTATAATTATCGTTTCCATTTATACGTGCTTTAATTACCATATGTCCCTCAATATTCTACGATTTCATTACATGATAAATAATCGCTTGTTTGTATTGCTACTGAACCATTTGATTTACTATTTGTTGTTGCAGTAATTACATCAGACGGTATATCTTCTGATTCAGTAATATTAAGATTATACAATTCATAGAAAGCAGATGTAGTCCAAATTCCTTTTTTATTTATATTATTCATAATACACCTACTTTCTATGATTCTGTATATTCAGTTGCATAAATATTTCCAGACGAATCTAGAAAAGCTGAGTTATTGTATAAAGATTGTATATCTGATTCTGATAATGCTGTTGCATATATCCTTACATCTGATATATAGCCATTAAAATAATAATTAGCAGGATTTTGAGTGGAACTAGCTTCTGTACCAATTAAAATAGGATTAGAAGCATGATAAAAGATTGGAGTTTTAATTGTATAAGCATTATTACTAGTGTTTAAAATTCCATCTACATATTGTTTAGTTACAAATCCATCATATGTTCCTGTAAACATATGCCATCCAGATGATAATTCCGATAAAGTATAACCAGTTGGACTTTTATATGTATTAGAAGTATTACCAGTTCCTAAAGCAAAATGGATTTTCCCACCAGATGCAGGTTCAAAATTCCATCCACCTCCCTCAGTGCATGATATTAATCTACTATTATATTTAGTCCAATCATCCATATATCCCCAAATATTAACAGTAATTTCATCTCTAACCATACCCCCACGACCAACATTAATATAACTATTTGTCCCATTAAATTTAGTAGCGACTGAGTATCTTGGAGTATCAGGAGTATAATCAGTAATATTATATTTTATTCCATTATTATAATAACCAGAAACGTCATATTCTATATTATCTTCTGTAGATAATAGAGTTAAGTCTGTTAATGTTATACCTGCTTGATAACAATTATCATAAGCAAAAACTCTAACATATTTTGCTACAGCTAATCTAGGATTATCATTAATAAAAGTTACTTCTTTATAAACCCAATCAGTTATAGAAGCATAGGCAATAGCTCCTAATGGATAGAAATAATTAGAACCTGCTGTAGAAGCACATATTTTAGTTCCTACAGGTTTATTCTCTCCCGTATAAGCAGAATTTAAAGTAATGACATTATTTGTTTTATCTAAGTTAGTTTTGGCATTAGTTCCAGAACCAAAAGTTCCTAAATCTCTAGTGTAGATTCCATCTGGATAAGTATAACCAGTACTGTCTTTATAACCAAATAATGCCGCATAATTAAAATAATGTCCACTATTGGCATTCCATTTACTTAAATCATTAACATATATTTTAGTATCACCTTTTTTTAATTCTTGAGTCAAAGTTGTCATGGTAGAAAGATTAAATCCACTAGCGCAATTATAATAATAAATAAAATTTTTATCTACATCATAAGGACATAAACTGGGATATGAATCTCCAGAAGTTACAGCAGTTTTTATCCAAGTAGAAAATTTATATTCATGATTTTGATAAATAGGAATAAATTCACTACTTTCAACTTTTTTATAACTATGATATATTTCTGGATGATTAGCAGGAACATCATCAAACATATTAGAAGCATTTTGCCAATTTTCTGCACCTAATTCACCAAATCCATTTTTTAATAAATTAGTTACACCTAAACCATTTCTATTTAAAAGATAATGAGCTACCAAACCTTGAGATATTAATTTAACTTGCATAGGTGAAAGACATTCATCATATATACGAACATCATTTATTGAGCCTTTAAACATTCCGTCCCCAGTGGTCACAGCCCCTATTGCTAATCGTTGTCCACTTGTTTCAGTATAAGTTGTAGCGTCACCTGTTGCACTATCTTCTAGAACTCCATCTATATATAATTTTATTTTTCCATTATTAAAAGTTCCACACACATGATGCCATTGTCCATCATAACATAAAGTTGTAGAATAAACACCTGAATAAACTGAACTTGTCCCATCTTTACTAATAAAGAATCGAACGTGTTTAGTTGTTGGGACAATATCTAATTGTACTCTTGTATGATTTCCTAAAGACATTATTCTTTTCCATGCTGTCCCATCATAATCACTTTTAAACCAACAACACAAAGAATATTTTGTAGCACCCTCTAAAAATGATTCAGTAGAAAGTAAATAAGAATTTTCATTAAAAGTATAACATTGACCTATTTTACCGTTTTCTATAGTTGGAGTTCCAGATGTTGTTAAAGTGACTTTACTAAGTCCTTTATTTTCTAAATTACCTTGAAGTGGCAACCAAACTTGTAATCCCATATTAATCACCACCTTTTAAACAAAACTAAAACATAAAGCTTCTATTGTAGAATCATATTTTAAATTAGCATGACTACCAATTGTTATTTCACCTGACGTATTAATGCCACCAGAACCAGTAGAAATAAGTCCACCATCAGCATTAAGATACAATATATTAGGTGCAGTTCCACTAGATTTTGACATTATCTCATTATCATCAAATTCTAAATGCTGTCCAACTGTATTACCAATTTTTAATGCACAAGCATTATTACTAGTTCCACTAGCATCAGTAGTTTTAGATAAAACTAAAGTACCAGTTACTGTACCACCAGATAATTTTAAATAAGTTGAACTTATAGTATTGCCATCACTGTCTTGTGTAGCCTTAGTAGCAGAAGTAGCTGTAGTAGCAGAAGTAGCATTTCCGTTAAAGGTTGTTGCTGTTATAGCGGCAGGAAAATGAGCATTCTGATTAATATCCCAAGTATATAAATGGTCTATAGACATTAAATTATTTGGTGAATACCAAATACCAGGCCCATAACCATATATTCTAGAAATAGCTTGTTTATCGTTAGGACTACCACTACCTACTGTTCCACCATCAGTGGTTGAAGCGGTAAAAAATGTAAATCTATAATTCCAATAATTAGATGTCTGAGTGAGACCTCCACCAAAAGTTTCATTACCTAAGTTATTAATTACATTTCCACCATCCCACCCTCTTAATACATTATCCACTGATGTAAAGTTATGAATCTGTATCCAGTTTGTAGAATTTTTACCCGTTGCTTTTTCTATTTTTAATGACATTCTATCTGATTTTGCATTTACCCACATATATAGACCAGATAAATTACAATAACGTTCAACTCCAGTCACATAATTAGAGTTCCAATAATTATATTTTTCTGTTTCGATAGTCCCTTGAGGAACATTATATTTCATAGCCGTAATAGTAATTCTAATACCACATAAAGTACTTCTAACACCATCCTTAAAAGGTATATAAACACCGGCATTAGTTAAATTACCTGCAAACAGATTCCTTTTTTCAGTATCTGAAATTTCCGCATCTACCCATGTAACTCCACCATCTGTAGTTTTTTCAATAATAATTTGGTCAGCAGGTAAAAATGCTAAACGATTAGCTCTAAGAGTGTTTATCTTTGGAATAGAAAACATATCTCCAGCTGCTACATAGTTATTTTCTTTTATAGTAGTAGGAGTATGATTGTGACTATCATCTACTGCACTTGCCGCTTTACCCTCATAGGTAGAAGCTGTTAGTCCTAAATCAGAACTGATTTTATTTTTCACATATGTCCATAATGCGGACATAGGTCTTCTATGATAAGTGGTAGTTGTTGTGCCACCGCCTACAAATTGTGAAATATAATAATCGGCATCTACAGGTGTACTTGAACCTGTGCCAAGTGCATTAAGAAAAGCGTTAGCCGCATTAACAGCACTTGTTTGTCCTGTACCACCCCTTGCAACAGGTAATGTTCCAGATTTAATTAATGAAGCACTAAAATCTGTCCATACACCTGTAGTACCATTACTAATAATAGTTTGCCCATTATTTCCAGAAGCTGTAGGGACTTTAAATAAACCACTAATAGTAGCTACACCAGAAACAATAGAAACGTCTATACCACTTGTACCTATAATACTATCTGCGGAAATAACGTCATCAATATCGCTAATCTTAATCGCATCTAATTTAGCCTTATCGTCACTTGACATCCATCCACTATCTGAAGTTGAAGCATTGCCACTTATATTTGCTTTAGACCAAGTAACATTTCCTGAACCATTAACACTTTTACCTGTATTTCCTATTGTAATAGTTATACTATTAGTCCAAGTATTTGCTGTTGTAGCAAGTGTAGCTGTATTAGCATTACCCTCTAAATTACCAACAAATCCACCTGTAGCCGTGATTTTTCCTGTGCTAGGATTAGCATATAATCCATTATTTACTATTGTTGTTTTTGCTCCTCTTGAGGATGTACTTGAAATTCCTGCTGTTGCAGACATTAAAATTGGATAGCTATTATTTGTTGTACTATAGTCTTGTTTAACTAAAGTATCAGTATTTGTATCTTGTGTTGTAATAGTTGTAGTAGTATTATCACCTTTAGTAATGGTAATTGTTTGACCATTTACTGATAATCCTTTAATATAAGTAGTATTAATTGTATTACCTGCACTATCTTGTGTGGCTTTTGTAGCTGTATCAGCATTACCTGTTAAATTACCATATAAACCATTATTAAATCTACCAACACCATTTACAATTAAATTGCCAGAACTAATACTGTCAGCTTGTAATTCAGCATTTACAATTAATGCGCCTGATACTGTTCCACCTGTAGTTTGGATATAATCATTAGCGGATTCATTAGCCATTGTACCAAATTGTCCACCCTTCCAATATTGTAAATTACTAGCTGAAGCATTATATCTACCATTCCAATATGCAAGTGCATTTACATCAAGTATTTGTCCACCTGTTGAACTAGTCCATCCAAGATTACTAACACTTGTGTAATCTTTAATTACTCTAGTTGTAACAGCACTAGTTCCATTACCTATCAGAACTTGACCAGAAGTTAATGTAGTAGCACCAGTACCGCCATAAGCTACTCCTATTGTTCCTACATTAACAGAATTTGTATTATTATAAGTTTTACCATTAATAGATAAACTAGCTAATGTAGCTGTTAAAGTTCCATTAACTGTTAAATTTCCTGTAATAGTTCCACCTGTTTTCGGTAAATAACTACCATCTACATCACTAATTGAAGCATATCTTTGTGAAAGAGGAATACCCTTTTCATAAATAGTTCCTTGAGTATATACATCCCCTTTTTTATCTATTTTAAAAAAGTATTCCCAGTCTGTTTCTAATACAGGAATATTATTTTTATGTCTTCGACCATATAAGAAAAGGTCACTAATTCCTGCAACATACCCACTTGATGTTGTATTTAATTGTGGGGCTTGCATTCCAAAATCATAGTAAGTATCTATAGCATTATCAACATTCGTTGTATAATTATAATAATATTCATAATGAGGGTGAGTTATTGTTCTATTCTGTGCATAAGATTGTGTATTTACTTTATCATCATGAATCATAAATTGTCCAGATTGAATATATGAACTGCCATGCGCTATAAGAGCGGCAGATTGAGCCATATTATAATCTGTTTTTGTACCAATCTCCCAATAATTTGTTGAACTATCTCCTATTGAACCAGAAGTTGCAATAATCTCACCATTAATATAAGCTTTACTATTTGTATTATCTACAGCAAAATTAGGAGTTTCTATATTACCAGTTGATAAATTAAAATAGCTACCAGTATTTGAATAAGCTGATGTATTCCCAGATACTTTAGTATAATTAGTAGATTTAATCGCATCTGTAGCAAGCATAGCTGTAGTGATAGAATTAGCATATATTCTACCACCAGAAATAATAGTAGAATTTCCATTAGGGTCTTTAACTATAAATTGATTAGTTATAGCTTCTAAAGCTTTATTTGTTAATGTAATTGAAGAAGTCCCACCTGCACCTTCTACATAAGCATAAAACCTATCAGATAATTGCTCTGCATAAGTTTTAGCTGTATTTAAAGTAGTTGTATTTTCTGTTTTTGTAGCATAAGTATTTTCTACAGTTGTATGGAATCCACTTACATCTTGTTCTAAAGTTGATACTCTTGTAGATATAGCACTAACTGTAGAACCATCAGCTTTACCATCTAAAGAAGTTTCTATATCAGATACAGACGACCTAATTCCAGTAATATCTGTTTCAGTTTGTGTGATTCTATCTCTAATAGTAGAATGTGTAGTGTCTGTTCCATTATCAAAAGCTTGTATAGCAGAACTTATATCTGATGACCATACTTTATTAGTTATAGTATTTTCAACACTACTAACTCTACTTTCAACTCCTGTAATAGTAGCGTCATAAATAGCTGTAGAATCTTTAGTCGTATTATCAGAAAAAGTAGTACGTTGTTTAGTCCACAAATATTTACCAGTTGTGATTTCTGGTTTTGCAGTTGACCACGAACCACCTTGTAATTTAGTTGCAGATGTTGAAAGATAATACATAGGTGTAACGGAAGATACACTAACACCTATATCACCCTTTTCCCCATCATCTACATTTAAAACAGTTACTGTTCCGTATGCTTTTATACTCATATGACCTCCTTTCATGTCTTGCTATTTGAGCATAAAAATAACAAGACATTAAGGATTGCCTTGTTTATTCCGTAACGCTACATATAAACTGCATTCTACCATTAATAATACTAGGGTCAATATAAAAACATCTAGTTGATTTATATGGAGAACCAGTATCAAGTGCGTTACCATTATTATCTAATCTATAATATTTATAACTTAAACTATCTTTTTCTGTAGCATCTGCCCAACTTGTTCCATTATATTTTTTTAAAACACAAGTTTTATTAGTTGTATTTAAATGATAATAAAAATCACCATTAGATGCTCCTGTAGGGGCTGTATTACTAAAAGTCGTAGATTTAATAGGGTCAATTTCTACACCATTTTGATATACTCTTGTATAGATAGCCCCATATCCTTGAGAATTTTTAAATTGTTCTATAGTTGCAAAAGTATATGCAGTATAAGGGTCAGTAGTATCATCTATAGTATAATATGCTGTATAAGTCACACTATTATAAGTAGCTTCACATTTTAACCACATTTGGTCATCTACATCTGATTCACTAATAGTAATATTAACTCCAGTTTCTCCATCAATAATAGCATAACTACTTCCAAAAAACTTATACCATTTAACTGCACTTGGCACTACAGTTTCAGTTCCAGAAGTCAACATAGTTTTAATTGTAGTTGTACTTTTTGTTGTAGAAACTGTACCACCATCTTCAGAATATAATTGAAGAATTACAGCATTATTACCATCCATGGCTTTAATATTTTTAGTCCATGTATATTTTTGGTCTACAGATGCGCTTGAAGTCGTACCTGTATTAGCATCTGTAGTTGTTGCTGTTAATGTAATTGTAATATCACCAGTTAAAAGACTTGTACTACCAAAAGTAGCATTTTTAGCAACTCTTAATACTAAATTACCATTTGAACTACTTGTACCTGCTGTATTAGAATTAACTGTCACTCCACTAGGTAATGTCCCCACAGTAGCCGTTACTGGCACTCTAGTGATACCTTGATAAGCAAAGAAAGGAATAGTTATATCTTTTTGTGCGCTTGCTTTACCATCTGTCCCACAAGGAATTACATCATTATAGTTTCCTAATCCAGTAGAAATACCGCTATTACCATTTGCACCAGAAGCACCAGTTTTACCATCATCAGTAATAACAACGGATTGAGTATCCAGTTCAGTCGTTGTACCACCAGAAGCATATAAAACACATCTAATACCTGTAACAGTATTAGCTGATGGAGCATAAGATTTAGAGGATTCATCAGAACCACTTGTATATTTTACGGTATAAGTTGAACCATCTGTGGTTTCAGAAATAATAAATCTTCCTGAATAAGTTGTTTTAGTTAAATCTTCGCCAGATTTTTTATATGCCCTAAATACAACAGAAGTGGGAGTTAATGTTCCACTTTCAGCACGATTCATGGCATAATAATCAGGCTCTAAACTATATAATACAGCATTTTGACCATCAGCACCAGAATATTGTTTTGTAATAGTATATCTTTTACTAATATTATTATAACCTGTACGAGTACATGTAAAATCTACATTTGAGACATCCTGTGTAAGTCCACTTGGAGTAAATGTATGTGTAGCTGTATCATAAGTACCAGATAATCCTGTACCTCTTGAAGCTGTTACTGTCCAAGAACTGGTAACATCAGAACCACCTTCATAAATTTTAATTGTAGTTGCGCCTGCTCCCCATACACTTTCAGACATTACATTACCATCACTATCTACAGGTAACAAAAAGCTTTCATTTGTTAATACCGCACTAACTGTAGCTGAACCTGCCGCACCATCATAAATTTTACTAATTTGAATAGTATCATAAACACTATCATCATTGGTTTTAACTTTAATTATTGCATATTTATTATTTAACCAAATGTTAGCTTCATCAGCATAAACCTTTAAAGTGGGGGCTGTAATAGAAGTATTATGTCCTGTTGTTAAAGGATAAGCCCCATATGTCCCATCTGATTTTTGATATTGCCATTGTACCATATTAACATTAGTTAATGAAGCTGTTAAAGTAATAATACCAGTACCTACAATAACTTTATCAGTATCATATAAGAAAGCTGTTTCGCCAATAATATCCGCATCTTTTAATTCAGACGCTTGTGTAATTAATGTATAAGTTATACTTGTTTCAGCAGAAATTGGTACACCTGTGTTAGGGTCTGTATAAGTAATTTTACAAATATATGTTAATTGTCCACTTGTAACAGAAGCTAATTGATTAGCACTAACAGTTAAAACACCATTAGTAACAGTTTCTCCTGTTACAAGAGCGGTGGCTGTACCAGACCCCTCTTTACGAGTAAAGTTAACAACTAATCCTGTTGCTGTTAATGCTAGATTATTACCATTGTATGATATTACAGGTGTAATTACCAAATTCGAAGAAGCCCAGTTAGGTGTATAAGTACCATTATTTGTATTAGGGTCGTAAATTACTGACAAAGGTTGATTACTTGTGCAGTATAGATTTATCGCCCCAACGTCTGTCAAATCAACGACAGAAACGCTTGAAAACGCTTGTACTCTTGCCATATTTTCCTCCTTAACCTGAAGTTACGGTCACACCCTCATACTCAAATTTGCATTGAAAGTCAGCATTAATTCTTACATCGTTAGCCGTAACTTGAATTGTTTTTGTTCCAGTGGAATGTCTATCATTCCAATATATATCTCCATATGTATCTTGTGATGAACGTGTCCATATAAAACATGATGGGTCATATTCATCTGTTACATCTACATTATTATTAAAAAGTTTTGCATTGAAAGTTAATGTAGCACCATGAATATTCGTGCCATTTGGACATTCAATATATAAATCATAATTATTTATATTATCTATTTTATCATCTAATTGTTCTAAAGCTGTGGTAGTATTATTTTTAAATGAGGTATATGATGCTCCAAATTCTTGTGCGCCATCATATATTTTTGTTATATCTATTCCACCTTGTTCATTAGGTTCTAAGATTTCAAATCCTAATTTTGTTTTAGCTAATGTTCCATCTTTAACCATATCATTAATAATTAATTGGTCAGCAATAGCATCACTTGTAATTCCATCAGGAGTAAGAATTGTAGCCCCATTTTCATTTCTTAAAATTAAACTTGGAGTATGGCTATTATCATATCCCAATTGAATACCAACATAATCTTGTTCTTGACCTTCATCATCTATATACTTACCCCAAATTTGTAAGGCATTTCCATTCATTACCATTGTTCCATTTTCAGACAATATTCTCATATTATTTGAAAGAACAATATCTCCTGCCTGTAAATCATCTACAGATATTTGACCTGCAATTAAATCTCTAAAATAACCAGTTTGGGCTTTAGTTTCAATTACAGTATTTGATAATCCTTGCAAATACCTAACAAAAGCAGTATCAGCATTTAAAGTATCAATAGTAGCTAATTTGGCTTTTAAATCATCTACTTTAATCTCACTGGCAACTACAAGTTCAGATTCAAGATACCTAATAAAAGCACTATCAGCTTCTAAAGAATCAATTTGTGCCAGTTTAGCTTTTAAATCATTTACTTTAATTTCTGAAGCAACAACTAAATTAGATTCTAAGAAATCAATAAAAGCATTATCAGCAGTTAAACTATCAAAATCACCTTGTTCAGCCTGAACTAATGCGGCTGAAATAGTACCTGCTGTTACCATTTCAGAAGTTAAGAAATCTATAGCGGCTTGACTAATATCAGCTTGACTAAGATTTGATAAATTATTTAACATAATATTAGTATCGCCATCATCTAATAATGTTAAGTTTTTAGCAGTAATGGTTAAAACTCCATCTGTAAAATCTACATAATTAGTATCATCACCTATATGCGCTTCATCTGAAGTAATTTTACCACTAAAACTCCCATCCCCATCAGAATTTAATGACATAACTTCTGTAGTAACAATACTGCCATCTTGCCCTCTTGTATTTTTTGTAATAGTAAATAAAGAATCTGGGTCATTAGGATTAATTGAAACTGTATTAATTCCATTCGTTACCATAAAACCATCGTCATCAAATTTCATAGTACCTGCGGAATTATATATTCCTAAATAATTACCAAGAATTAATTGACCAACTAATGTTTCGGCATTAACACCATAAGATAATACAGTTTCTCCTGTAGCAGGTTCTTCATAATAAATTCTACCTATTGCTACACTAGTTGTATCCCAACCATCTTTTGTAAGAACAATTGAATTATTAATTATTTTCATTTGTTCAGAATCATATTCCTGAGTTTCAGGGTCTAATCTTCTGAATAACATTCCTGATTCATTCCAGACTTGTGTTTGACTATCTGCATCATTTGCCATTTTTAGATTAGCTGAAGAAATACCATCAGATAGCCAATTTTTAACAACAGTATAAGTATCACTTCCTGCATTTGCTTGTCTTCTAACAGAATCGTAACTAGTAGTCATAGCAACAGCTTTAGAAATTAAAGATGCTTGGTCTGTTATACCATCTATAGTAGTTGTTAAATCAGAAAATTCAACACTAATAGTGTCTAAACTATCATAATCTATTTCATATTGAACTAATCTTAATTTATAAATATTATCATCAACACGAACTCTAATCCAATTTCCAACTTCAAAATAATTGGTTAAAGGTTTAAACTTATCTATAGTTAATAAATTATTTAAAGAACAAGAAATAGAATGCTGTTGCGTTGAAGATTTATATATTTCTTTTTTAGCTGTTTCAAGAAATTCTAATGCTCTTGCAAAAACTTCATCATTATTAAGTCCTTCTGAAGTATAATTGGGATTTGAATATTTATCCTCTCTACGGTAAAGTGCTAATTCTTTCCATAAAGTTTCCCCTAAAAATTTTTCTAAATCTAATTGCGATTGAATCCTATTTTTAATTGAAGCAATATTATCTTCTAAAGCTTTAATTTGATTAATTTCAGATTCACGTTCTGCAATTGCATCTAATATAGCATCAGATTTTTCTAAATAAGGAGTATAAATTTCTTGATAAACTAAAGCCCTTTCATCTCCTGTAATACCACTTTCTTGCATAATTGATTTACAAGCTTCAACAGCATCTTGGAAATTCGAAAGACTATTTAAATTATATTTTTTTAATTCTTCTATTAAATCTGCTTGTTCTTTAGCAAATAATTCAGTAATACTTAAATTTTTATCTGTATTTTTTGCTAAATAATTATCTATTTGTTGTTTTAAATATGTAGCTAAATCATCATTAAATAAAATTGTTAACTCTTCTGTTGTCGCAGTATCTTCTTCATCTGCATAATTTGTAATAACTAAAGTACCTGTCCAAGTTAATTCATTTTTATTAAAAGTAGCTGATTCAACTTCTATTTTATATCTAGCATCAACAATAGATTTCGCTTTAGATAAAACCACATTATTTGCTGATGTTAAAACTAATGAATCTAATTTAGATACCGCACAAGGGGACATGGTATTATTAGTTAATTTTTCAGCTTGTTCTTCTGCTGTTGTATCTGCCAATTTAAAAGTGGGCATCATTTCATCAGATAAATAAGAATCAAAATCTATGGTATAATAATAGATTGTCATCAATTCAGAAAAGCCAGTTAAAGGAGTAGTAATTTTTTCTAATTCAGTATTACCATCTTTATACTTTTCATATAAATTATTATAAGAACTTACTAAAGAAGAATCTAAATCAATATTTTCGCCCTCATTATAAGAGTTATATATTGTATCATATTCTTCTAATTTCCCAACCAATTCATCAGACATATCTATTTTCATATCATCTGTGATATACCAAAGATAGTCTCCACCATTAGGATTTGCATTTCTAATGGTAGCTGTCATTAAATCATCTCCACCTTCAAGTTTAAATACGTTTTTTACAGCATCTGTATTTGTTGAAAAATTAATTTTATCAGTTAATTCATCAGCAGTTACAAAAATTGTTGTATCTTGACCATATCCCTCTTGAATTTCACCAGAACCACATTTAGGACAAACACCTGAAAATTCTCCACGATAACCACATTCTACGCATTTATTTTCTAAATCATAAGCACTGACCATTCTTTTAGGGTTACCATTTTCATCAGCACTATTATCATATATAAAAATACATCCTATTTCACTGGCAATATTATTTAACGCATCATGAATAGATGTTGAATCAAAAGTAAAAGTTCTTTGTAATCCACGAATAGATTCAGATACAGTTCCTATACTATAATTCGATGCTTTCGATAAAACTCTGTGTAATATAGATTCTTTTGGATTATCAGGATTAAAAATAATATTGGGAATATAATCTTCTCTTTCAATATCATTTTCGGTATTAATTTCTATATTGTATAAATTTGTTTGAGATAATTCTGCTTCACACAATGCAGTTGCAGATAAATTTTTAATAGTTTCTGTACTTTCTTCTATATTTAAAACAAGTTCGAACCACGTATCCCATTCTATACAATAAGCTAATCTAAAATTTTTTATTTCATCCCATAAAGGGTCTTCAACATTATTTAAAAATTTATTTACTGAAAAAGTAAATTCACAAGGTTGTTCTAAATAATCAACAATATGAACCCCTTGTGCATTTAGTAAACCTAATCGTTTTCCACTTTTAGTTGCTAAAATAAAAGTCGGTTGTAATGGACGATTAGATTTATCAAATTTTATTTTAATTGCCATATTAATCCCCCATTATATTAAACCAACCTTAACGATAGGAGAATACTTCATTTTTATTGTGCATGGTAATGATACTGTAACAATATTTTCATTATCATGATAATTATTTTCTATTCTAAAAAATTGCCAATTAAAAGAATTTTGTATTAAATGATTTAAATTAGAAGAAACAATAATTGGATAATTAATTGTAATTACCTCTCCAGATGTACAATCTTTAATAATCATATCTACATCATTAATAGAATTAGTAATTTCTAAATCGCCATCTCCTGCCAAAGTAATTTCCATATTAGGATAAATATACCCTTCAGCATCTGAAACATCATTAATAGTAAAAGACCAATCATTTTCTTCACCAATATTTTCAAATTCTATAAAATCTTGGATTGCAAAAGGTCTATCTGTAACTAAGTTTAATTCTAATCCATAAGTCACACCATTCAATTCAATTCTTTCTATTTTATCAAAACTACCATTAAAATAAAAACCTCTATATTCATCATTTATAATTCTAAATTCATGAAAAGTGTTACGGTTTAACCATCTCATTATTCCTCTTATTTCTTCAGTTGTAATTTCTAAATTATTAATGTCTAAACAAGGGTTCTTCATAATCTCAATTGTAGCCGTTAAACAATCTTTATATTCAATACTGGATAATTCCCATTTAGCCCCATTCAATGTTGAAACAGTATTAAAGGTTATCTCTGAGCCACTTGAGACATTATCGCTTTTCCCTCCATTAAAGCTACAAATAATAAAACCCTTATCACTTAGTTTTTCATTATCATACATAAAATCATAAGCTAACACAAAGATACCCCCTTTATTTCTTATTAATCTTCTATAATAATATCAAGTACCTTTTCATTATATTCTCTAAAAGCCACAAGCATATCAGCTAATTCTTGTTTTATGTTCCTTACTTCTTCTAATTCAGCTTCAAGAGCAACTTGGTACTTTTTATTTAATAAAATTTTTTCTTCTAATTCTTTAAGTAATTCTTCTGTATTATCATTTATATCCATTGTATTACTCCTATAAAATAGAAGAGTGCGCTATTACACGCACCCTTCTAAATATATATAAAATTAAATTTTATATTTTTTCAGTGAACTACCACCAAATAAACGGTCTGTAGTCATAGACCTTAACAGTCGTTCAAATTGAGGGTCGCTCGTAAGTTGTTTCTTAAATGTGTCATAATCAGTTATATTAGCACCATTGATATTAAATTGAATATTCATATCGCCATTCATAGTATTATTAATAGTAGGAACATCATTATAATTACTTCCATCAGTATAAGATTTAAAGTAATCATCTGGATTATTAGCAAATTCAAATAATGCTTTAGTGGCTTTAGCATTAAGAACAGAATCTCCATGAGACAGTGGAGTAAGAATAGCCCCATCAGAGGGTCTGATAATAGCTTCTTCTTTTTTATTTTCCTGAGTCCATGCTAATTGGTCTTGAGTAATACCATATGCACCTGTCTTATATTGTATTTTAGAGAATACTTTAGGTTTACCACCTTTTTTATCTAAAAGATAACCATCTTTGTTAAAATAATAAGTCGTTTTACCAGAACTGAAATAACCATTTTGGAAAGCCCTACCATTTTTCTTTAACCAATAACGATAAACTTTTCCTCCAACCGTCCTATCTTTCCATCTATTACTTTGCATTACACCATTTTTATCAAAGTAATAAAGATATGTTTTACCATCTTTTTCATCTTTGATATTTTGCCAACCTGTAGCGGCTACACCTTTATAATGGTTTCCATTTTTACCAGTATATTCAGGAATAGTAGATTTATAGAAATAATACCACTTATCTCCAACTTGTTGCCATCCAGTTTGTAAAGCACCTTTTTCATCTGTATAATATTTAAAACCTTTAATAGTTTGTAATCCACCACCAATACCTACCATACCACTACTGTCAAAATAATATTGTTTGCCATCAGTGCCATTAACGAATCCACCTTTTGTAGCGTCAGTTTTAAATTGAACAGATGTACCATCACCATATGTATAAGATTTTCCATCTCCACTTAAACCTGCGGATTTTTCTATAGCACTTGTAGCCTGTCCTTTTTTAAACTCTTCGGCGGCTTGATTATAAGCATTATTGACAGCTTTATTAACCTCTTTAGCAGTTTGATTAGATGCAGTATCTACTCCAGATTCGGGACTAATATTTTGTCCAGTGTCAGAAGAACTTATATCTTTTTTAATTGTACCAGACACAAGATTACCTATTGCATTTGCAATAGTATCCATAGAAGTAGTTAAAGTATAACCATATTTATCTGTAGCTTCTTTTATTGTATCGACAATATTTTGAGAACCAGAATTAACACCATCAATAACATCACTAATTAATTTATCAACATCATCTAAAGCATTATTCAGAGTTTCTTCATATTGTTCATATAATTTATCTAATGCTTCTTCAGTATCAGATATATTTCTATCATATTGAGTATCATATAAACTTTTTTGAGCGTCTTTTAATTCTTTTTGATATTGTTGAACTTTAAGTCTGGATTCTTCAGAATCATCTCCTTGATAAGCTGAAATTAATTTTTGTAATCTACTAATTTCATCTGCATTTTCAGTGACATTATTTTGATAATCGTATAAATCTTTTTGAGACTGTAAAGCTTCTTTATATTTATCAATTAATTTTTGTAAAGCATTAAGTTGGGCTTCTATTCCTTCTTCAATAAGACTCTTAATAGCATCTCTTTCTTTTAACGCATTAGAAATAGCATCCCTTTGGGCTTCTAAAAGTTCCTTCCTACGGTCAAGCAAATCCTGATTATAAGGGTCTTGAGCTATATCTTTTTCAATATTCTTTAATTCAGCCGCATATCTAGCGGATTCATTTAAATAAGTATCATATTGAATAGCAAGCATTCCCATTCTAGCACTACCTAATTTAGTATATTCGCCAGTTTCTTCTTCAAAAGATTTACCTTCTTCAAGTAAAGAACCAATCCATTCTGCTTCTTCTGCGATAGCTTCAATTCTTTCAAGTTTATTATCAAATCTATCCCAGTTATATTGTCTCATAGCATTTTCATGCTCTATAACAGACGCTTCTGCTTCAATAATAGATTGATTTACTTCATCAATAGTAGAAGCCATTTCATACCATTGTTCAGACCATTTAGCAATCTTTCCTTTGTCAACGGCATTATTAAATTCTTTCAATAAGGCATCATATTCTTCTCTGAGAATCCCTAACCTTTTATTCTCTGCCGTTCTCATGATACCTTCATAATAACCTGTCATTAAGCGTCCCATTTCTTCCGCTTTATCAGATAAAGCATCAGCCGCTTCTATTCTGGTATCATACTGTTGCAGTCGATTATCATATTGAGAAGCTTTATTATCAAACCTTTGTGCCGCCAATTCTTTTTCACGTTCTATTAATTCTGTAATAGAGGTTTGACATTGAACGACTTTATTATAATATTCTTGATATTTCTGAATTTTTTCTTTCAGTTTATCATCTTTAATATCTTCAATTTGTAACTTACCTTCTCTAATTTTTTTTGCATAGTCTTCTTTCAATCCAATCTTTTTTAAATAATCATTATATGTTGTAATGGCTTTTCTTTGTAAATCAACTTCTTCTTTAACTTTTTTTAAATCATTTTCTAAAGCATTATTACGTTGTCCCCAAGTATTATAAACACTATCCATTACAGTGTCAAGTTGCGTAATAGCTTCTTCAATACGTTGAATTTTAACTTCTACCCAATCGAAAGTTTCTGCTGTATTATTGTTATTGTTGTTATTATTACTAGATTTCTTATTAGAATTATTATTTCCACCAGATTTTTTATTTCCACTAGATTTATTTGCCTTATTTGTAGTTGTTTTTTTAGTGGTACGTCCTGCTCCACTACCTACTGAAAACGCATCTCCAGTAGTTCCCATTGCATGTGAGAATCCACCAACTAATACACCTCTACTATTAGAAACATATCCTTTTTTAAGAAGTTCCTCAGTTTGTTCATGATTAAGAACAATATCCCCTTTTTCTAAATGTGTAAATCCCATATTACCATTATTGGCAATTCTCCATTTACCATCATGAATAATAAGTTCTTCACCCAATTCATTTATTAAAGCATCTTCATCTTGAGGAACTCCCCAATCGCCTGAATATCTTCCGTTAGCATAAGCGTTATTTCGGCTAAATTTTGTTATTGTACCATAAGCATGAGCGGTTCCGTTATATCGAGGAACATTACTAGGCATACCTGCTCTACTACCCGTATACACAGTTTTCTTTTCCGTAATTTGTTGTATGTAAGTTTTAATTGTTTTTCCTGATAAATTTGCTAAATTCTTTGCCAAATCTTTAGCTCCTGTAGTAGCGGAAGATAAACCACTAACTGTAACATTACTACGAACAGAAGGAGGAATAGCGTCTAAAGAACTAATATAACTTTTTACTCGTTTTTTCTCTCCATCTGAATTAGTAATAAAACGAGTGTCTCTATCTTTAGTGGCTTCTCCTAATACTTCCCCATATTCATTAGCTTCTGCTTCTGCTTCTTCGCTGTTAACGTTCATTGTAGTATTTGTTTCATTAGGTACACCTTCAGCCGCTTCTGTAACGGTATTAATTGCTTCAATAGCAACCGTTTCTCCGTTCATAGTAAATTGAACTTCAACTACTATATGTTGACCGTCCATACCTTTTGTAGGGTCTTGTGGGGTATCTGTTTCAGTGTCAAGATGTAAAGTAACCTTTTCTTCTTCAAATTGTTGTTTTATTTGTTCAGCCTTTTCTTCGGGAGTTAATTCATCAAAATCAGCAGTAAAATGTAATCCTATTTCATTTAATTCATCACTAGAAAAAGTAGCCAAAGCATTATAAAAATCTTGTTGTGCATTATCTAATTCAGATTCGAAATCAGAAGTATCCAAACCTAATCGACTAGCTTCATTTAATCTGTTTTGTTTTAAAAGAAAATCATCAAGAAGAACTCCAACTTGCTGATATTTTTCTGATACGGTAGACAAATCTACACCCATATCTCCCATTTGAGAGTCAGCTAAAAATCTTGCCCTTTTTTCTATTAAAACATCTAACTGAGAATTAGCGTAGTTTAATGCCGCAAAAGTTTGAGGGTCATTTAAATCACTATTTTTAAGCGTTTCAATAGTTTCTTGAATTTCTTTTACTTTATTATCAAATTCAGGTGTTTTCCCATTTTTCCCTTCAACGTCAACAGATAAAACATTAAAGTCAAATTTTTCAGCATCCCCACCAAGTCTTATAAGTTCTGCCCTCATATTGACCATTTCTTGTGTTAAACCTTGCAATCCTGGCAACGCATCAGACATTTGAACTTCAAAACCTGCATCTTGAGCCGCTTGAATAATAGCTTGAAGAAGTGATAAATCCACTCCAAGCATATCAGCTACTTTTTGGTCTCCACCTAAAATATCAAAATCAAACGAATAAATACCTGCTTCATCAACTGATACCAATTGGTCAAGAATAGCATCTCCCAATTCAGGCATTTCTTGTTTAGCTTTCGCTTTAACAACGTCTAAGAAATTAAAAATACCCTCACTTGTGGATTTACCATCACTATCTACAGTAAAGAAATCTTTCATTGAATAACTAGTATTAGCAACTTTATCATCTAATTCATTAAATTTAGCTATAACTTTATCAACAGGTGCAGTCATCATATCTTCTTGAGTGAACATATTTACATATGCTCTAACATCATCCTGACCGCCCCATCCACGTTTAATTAAATCTTTAGCGGTATCATAACCAGTTTGGATGTTTTCATATTTGGCATTTTCATTGGCAGAAGCTTGTGCATTAACATATTGATTATAAGCAGAAGTTAATGCTGAATATTGAGCCATTTCTCTTTCTAAAGCATTAATATTTTCTTCAATACCCTCTTTACGTCTATTTTCAGCATTAATTTCATCTAATATAGATGTATCTCCTTGTTCATATTGGGCTTTTAAATCTTTTAAAGCATCTTTACTATCTGATAATTGTTTTTGTAATTCATCATATTGTTTACTTTGTTGTTTAACTTTAGATTTTTGATATTCTTTATTTAATTTTCTTAATTCCTTTTGGTTTAAGTGAACACCATTAGCTGTTGATTCAAATAATTCAGAAGCATCATAACCTGCTAAATCTTTATATAAAGTCTCTACATTCGTTATTTCTTCAGACGATAATCCAGTTGCACCATTAGAAGAAGCCATGGCAGAATTTAAACTATTTATAGCGGCGGTTTCTTCTTCAATATTTAAAGTAGCTTGATAAGCACCTGCGGCAGTATCTCGTAAACCTTTAGAAAATTCTTGTTGAATCTCAGCATCAGATAAACTATCTATTTTTGAAAAAGCATTCGCATAAGCTTTAGCTTCATCATAGCTATAATTCTCAAATTGTTCCATATATTTTTGATAACCAGAACTGTTAGGGTCTAATAACCATTTTTGTTGTAACATATCACTGAAGTTCTTTGTTAAATCACTTCTGCCTTGGTCATCAAATATGGAATTAAAAAGGTCTATACTTGCATCTTCACCAATTTCTTCTTTAAATTGGTCTACAAAAACTTGGCGATAAAAATCAGCAATTCCTTGGAATTCCTTCATGGTTTTCGCATTCGCTAAATTACCTTTTCCAGAGCCAAGATTTAATATATCGGCATAGACATCTCCAAAGGTATTTATATCTTTTAAGCTACCTAATTTATAATATTCTGTAATGAAGTCATCAATTGATTTTCCTGTTTTTTGTGCTAAATTATCTAATGTTTTATATACCCCTTCAACATTACCGAAACCTTTAAGGATTTCTATTTCGTGCATGGCATCGCCCGCTTCTTTTCCTGCACCTGCAATAATGTTCATACCACCATTCTCTACATCGCTATCATACTTTAAAATGGTGTCTATAGTTATAGGTTCATTATTTTTATTTGCCGTATCAATAATATTATTAATATAATCATAAACAGTATCTGAACTCAACACTTGTCCATCTTCAGTAACCATGGCAAAAGAAAGTTCAATTTCTTCATTATCTCCAAAAGTAAAAACGTCAGAAGTACCAAGAACAGTAGAGGTCGTATTTTTAAATTGTCTAGCTAATTGTTCCGCAGATTTATCATACCAAGTTTGTAAATTAGCAAAATTTTCATTTTTAGTAGGGTCTTCGCCCCAATTGATTGCTCTATCTGTACTAAGATTAACATTACCTACTTTTACAGTATCTTGATTTATAAGGTCTATAATATCTTCTTGTTTATAGCCTAATTCTTCTAATTTATTAAGTGAATTTTCATAATTATCTATTGCATAATCTAAACCATCTTGATTCAATATATTTTGCCATTGTTCGTCAAAAACAGATTCATTACTAATAAAAGCATTATTAGCAAGTTCAACAAGGTCATTGATATAATTATAATAACTTTCATAACTCTCAAAGCCTGATAATGTTTCTCTATCCATGTTATTAATAGCTGAAGTAATAAAACCTTGTTGTGTTTCATCTAAATCCCAATATTTTTCATTAACAATAGCGAAAGATTGCCCCATAGCTTCCATTCGTTGATAAGTTGATTCAGCTTCTACTTCCGCTTCTTCAGCCGAAGCTTTTAATCTATCAACAGCTTCATTAAAAGAAGTTTCATCCATATCAACAGAAAAACCAAGGTCATATTTAAGCATTACTTTTTGGTCAAAAATTTCTTGTCGTTCTGGGTCAATTTCAGATGTACTATAATAATCTGCGGTATTTAATATTTTGTTAACTTCTTCTTGAGCATTTGGACTATTTAATATAAGATTTAATAAATCTCTTCTTCTTTGTGCAACAGGTTGGTCATTTTCTTTATAATGTTGAAAATCATCCCAAATAGACCGTGAATCTTCTTTATTTTCTCCACCTTGAATTAAAGTCCTAGCGGCAGTTATTTGTTCTTGCTTATATGCTTCTGTTAATTGCTCTACATTCCCTTTAAGTTTAAGAATAGCATTACCTTGAGCATCATATCCAGAAACTAATCTAGGATACATATTTGCAATATCATTACAAATAGAAAGATATTCGCTATATTCTTCATTTGTTAAAGTAAGATTCTGGTTATTAGAAAGGTTAACCCCTTTAGAAAGTTCAGTATATCTATCACTTAATTCTTCAGTTTTTGCTTTATTAGCATTATTATTTTTTTGAGATGTTTGATAATTATTAACTAAACTTTTAGCTTCATCTCTAGTTTCTTTAACAGAAAGATTCATTTTATCTATCTGTTTTTGACCTGCTTTAAGGGCAGAATAAATAATTGCTATTGCTCCTGCAATTGCGGCTAAATAACCTACAATAGGAAGTAAACTTGTTATAGAACTACCTATACTTCCAACAATTTTTCCTATTCCAGATGAAGCAAGCCCTTTAAAAATACCTTCTTCAGCACCTTTTACTACAGAATTCCCTGCGGCTTCGCTTAAAGCCCCTTCTAAAACTTCAGTAGATGTTGCTTCTCCTGCTCCTTTAATAGCTGTTTCTGTAGCCCCCTCAAGTCCACCTGTAAGAAGTCCTTTAATACCTCCCTTAGTATTAAACTGAAGTAAACTATTAACAAGTCCGCCAAATAATGAAGACTTTTTGCCACCAGAACCCATAAACATCCATTTAACTATGTCTAAAGCCCCTAAAGCAACAAGAGTAGATTTTATGATTCCTAAATGATTTACTATTTCTAATAAGCCAGTTCCTAAATCAATAACTCCATTTACAAATTCTCTAGTTGATACATTAGCCCAAAGTTCTTCCCAAGCATTTTTTAATTTAATTAAATGCCCTTCAACACTATTCATATATTTTTCATTTTCAATAGCGGCAGAACCTTCAGCATCTAAAGCTTCAGCATAAGCTTCTTTAAGCATTTCTGGAGATTGTAACAGACTCGCGGCTATTGACGCACGATTCTTCAAAATTTTAATATGGGTCGTAAATCCATACTATTAATTAAATATATTATCATACTTATGATTATAATAATCATTTTTAAATCTTTCCCACTGTTCAGGAATAGTCCCTCCCGTTCCATATTCTTTATGAAATAAAGCATGAATATTTGGATGAACACAAACCCCTAAAGGGTATTTACTATGAATTTTATTAAAAATTCTTAATAGACAATCTAGTTGTTCTTTTGTATAATCATTAATATTATCTGAATCTATTTTATAAATATCATCATATATTCTTAGTGTTTCTGCTAAAATTAAATTAAAGCTATATATATGATGAATCTCATAATTTTTAGAACCAGTAAATATACATTGATAATTACACGCTTTCATTGATTCATCTTTCCATTTTTGAATATGACCTCTCAAAAATTTACATATATTAACATAATTAGAATAATTTTTATCAAAATAATATATTCCTAAAAGCCTACGTTGTTCTTGGATTCCTGACAAGGGTTTATTTAAAATCAAAGCAATTTCTTTATCAGAAAGAATTTTGCTATTATTTTTTATAAAATCTTTATCCTTCTGAGAGTATTTATTACATAAATCAAAATAAGACGGTATTTTTAAACTATTAGCCTTTAAAGTTATAGAGACTTTTGTCCTTTTTGGTAATAATTTAATCATTTCATCCATTGGAATTTTAGAATAATTATTTTTTAATATTTCTATCTCTTCTAAACTCCACAGATTATTTTTTGTTAAATTCATCTTTTTAGCTTTAGCTGATATACTCCCTACAGAAAATCTATTATTTAATAATTCCCTTATTTCTTTTAATGTCCTTTTTCCATAATTTTCCTGCAAGATTTTTTCTTCATTTTTTGTCCAAAAATAAGACTCCTTATGGATTTTATTATTAGACATCAAATGATAAACTCTGTCTTTAGTTAAAAAAGGATATTTTTGAAAAATACATTCCCATTTATTATTTAAATATAAAATAGAAATTTCTTTTATGTCCTCTTCTTTTAACCTATCAAAAACACTTCTTCCATAATATCCTCGATTATTTAAATGTTTCCGAATAGTGCCTTCACAAATATTTAACTCTCTTGCTATTTGCGCAAATTTATATCCTTGATTAAATAATTCTATACCCCTATCAATAATTTTATCGTCTATTTTTTTCATTTTTTTACCTCTATAATAATATATATAATTAATACTAATACTTTCATATTAGTTCAGACCATTTTTTAACTCTTCGTCTTTACGTTAAGAGCCACACCTTTTCCATTTAAGGGGTTTTCACCCACTCCATATACGATTTGAGCCGTACTCCTATTGTTATTATTTATATTAATAACCCTACATGGGGATGGTCGTTGAGCGTTTCCCATATTATGATAACATAAAATTCACTTTTATGCAAGCATAACTTAGGGACTTCGTTGCGAATTAGCCATTGTAACATCTTTACCTTTTTAATCCTTCATATAGTAGTTTCCCCTATATTGTGGCGTAAAGCTTTAGGCAACCAACGCAGTTAAATGTGTTCTATAAAAATATGTTTCCATATTTTTCAGGCAAAATCTACCTGCAATTGTTTCTAACAGCAAGTTTGCTTGTTTAGTACCATATTGTTTATCTTTCTCTACAATTTCATCATAAATTTCTGCTATTTCTAAAAGAATATCGTATGTACTTTTGTATGCGCCTACATCATTTAAAATATCAATACCTTTATTATTATTGCTATCAACTTTAGTAGCTTGCATAATAACATCTCTAAGTTTAGAGACATTCTTAATCATACCCTCTACTTCTTCTCCATCAGCTTCAAGTTCTTCAGCAGAAGCTTCTGTACCAGTTAAACGTAATGCAATGGTACGCATCGCCTTGCCCACCTTGGAAGGATCCTGAGTGATTCTATTGCCTGCGGTAACTAATGCGGCGGCTTCATAGAAATCATTTCCTGCTGTTGTTAAAGAAGCCGCACCATCTTGCAAAGCTGTTGCGAGTCCTTCTGTTGAAATCGGGAAATCGTTACCTAATTTATTAATAACATCAATAATTTGTGTATTACTAAGTTCATCATAAGCTTGAGACATTGCTATTAATGCTGTTGAAGCATCTTTAGCAGAATCAAATTCAGATACATTGAATAAAATATTAGCGGCTTGGGCTGAATCAGTAGCTTCATCTAAACTTTGACCTAATCTCATAAATTCAGCAACAGATTGCTGTAATGAAAGAGCATCAGTACCAATACTATCAGCTAAGTCAAAACTTGCTTGTTGAAATTCTTTCAATGTACTAATAGTTTCATTACTAACCTTTTGCATTTCTGCTAAAGCTGAATCGAATTCTTTAAAAGTATTAAAACCTTGTTTAATATATCCAATAATTCTATAAAAAGACATAAAAGTCATTAAAGATGCTACTAAAGAACGGCTTCTTTCTTGAAGTACAGAAAAGAAAGTCTTGCCTGTATTTCCTGCTCTTTCTTCAGCCGCTTGAATTTCAGTAAAACCATTTGCTATTTCTCTTAAAGTTTTAGCATTAATTCCACCTTTTGCTAACATGTCTAAATATTCTTGTAAAGTTTCTCTGCTTTTTTCTGTGATACCTTGATTATCATTAAGGAACTTTGCTATATTTCTAGAAAGTTTCCCTCCGCTTTTAGCAACCATATCTCTATTAGCATTAGATAATTCTTTTACTCGTAATGTAAAATCTTTTATTTTATTATTAGCTTCTTCAGCTTCTTTAGGGTCTCCCCACTTTACTTCTGCTAAAGTTTCTTTTAATTCTTTGGCTTTAGTATTTAATTCTTCTAAAGACTGTTTATATTCTTCTGTATAAACAAAACCTTTGTTAAAATCTTCATCATTAAAATAAATATTTAAAGTATCTAATTTATCATTAGCATTTTTAAAAGAAGTTAAAGCACTTCTTTGGGATGATGCCATCATTGCTTGAGTTTTTTGTCCTTCTAAATAATTATTTTCAGGACTATTAGCAGATTGCATAGTATTCATTAATTGAAGAATAGTTTCACGTAATTCGTTATATTTATTAATTATATCTGTTATTTCTTTAGGGTCTCCTATTATTTTCCCTTCATCGTCAAATTTTGTAGCTAATTCTGTTCTTAAATCTTTAATTTCTTTTATTTTTTCTTTTAAAATTGTTAAATTATCAGAAGTAAAACTATCATCAAAGGTTTTAGTATAAGTTTCAAAATCATTAATGTCTTTAGCCCATAAAGTTCCTTCTTGACTTTTTTGCCCATATGTTTTTTCTAAATGTTGAGTATCTTTTATTATTTGATTTTCTTCAGCCTTATTTCCCTCTAAACCTATTTCTTCTTGAGTTTTTCTTATTTCTCCTAATAATTCTTTATAAGCTTTAACATGATTTACTACTTCTTTATAATTTCCTTTTAATTTCCCAGAAGCATCAAAACTTCCCTCAATTTCTTCTTTCGCCATTTTAAGTAATTCTAAATTAGTTCTATATTCCTCTAATCTAGGAGTAGAAACACCATCATATTTATCAAGGAAATTACTAGCACTAAGAATATCATTATACCCATAAGACCCTTTTTTTGTTGCTTTTCCATAATCTTTTTCTAAAGTTTTAATACTATCTTTCTTTTCTTTTTCAGCAGTTTTTAAAGCACTATTTTCTGGACTATCAGCTACATTAATTTTTAAAGACAAATCATTTATTTCAGTAATTGTAGATTTTATTTTCTCAATAATATCTAAAATTTCTTCTAACCTATTAGGAGCATTAGCACGAAGAGCTTCTCCATTATCTTTATACATATTATGTAATTGTCTTTGATAAATTTTCAGTTCTTCTTTTGCTTCTCTAATCCGCTTTAAACTATCTGTACTTACACTATCATATTTACTTAAATCTACACCTTCTGCTTTATCTACTCTTTTATCTAATAAAGCTAACGTACTATTAGCATCATGTAACAGCCTATCTTCTGTATTTTTCATTCTTTCCTGATAGTCACTAATAGTAAGTTGTCCTTCCATTCCACCATTTAAAAATGCTAAAGCATCTCGCATTTCTTTAGCATTTTTTACAACTGTATTAGAAGTGTTTTCAGAAGCTGTGTTAAGATTTTCAAATAAAGAAAATTGACCTGTTGGTTCTTCAAACAAAGTCAATTCTTCTTCAACCGCATTTGTTGCCCCTCTTATACTCTCTTCAATTTCAGCTTCTGCTTGTTTTGTTTGTGACACTACAGCAGGAGAAATAGGGGCTTTCACTTCGGGAGTGACAACATCAGGCATTGGAAGTGTCGGAGGTTGATAACCATTAATAACAATTTTAGACCCATCTATCTGTAAATTAGGTTGAATTTGTATGTTGCTAAATTTAGCATTTAATTCTTCAACTAAAGCATCACTAATAGCATTTATATCTGCTAATGATTGAGAATTATATTTTAAATCTATAGCAATTTGTGGATTTTCAGCCAATGATAAAATTTTTGATACTATTTCATTTACTTGTGATTTTAAAGATTCAATAGACTCTTCATTAGCTTTAAAAGTAATAGGTTCTATCTTAGATATAGAGGTATTAACTCCATTAATAATCTCATCTATTTTCCCTTGTACTGCATTAAGTGTTTCTTCATCTACTGTAACTTCTACTTTAACAGTTCTTATATCTTTATTTGGGTCTTTAACCAAATCTTGAGGTTCTTTTCCTGCTTCTTCTGTTAATTTAGTTTCTGCTACAGCTTCGTTTACTTGTCCTTCAGCTATTGCTTGTTCTTGGGCTTCTGCGGTTATTACTCTTCCATATTTAGCTAATCTTTCAGCGGCTTGATTAATTTGATTATAATTATCTTGGATATATTTCAATATTGTTTTTAAACTTTCAGCATCTGCTATCATTTTAGAAAAAGTATTAACTGCATTAGTTCCAGTAAATCCTTCAAATCCTAAACCTCTAAGAAGAACATCTTGCATAGAATTAAGTTCACTTGTAAGTTTAGTTGGGTCTTTAACACTAGGTTTATATAAATTTTTATAATAATCAGTATTTTTTAAAGCAAAAAGGTCAAAATTAGAACCTTGTTCTTTCCATAATTCTGCTAATTTTAATTCTGCTTCTTTTATATTTTCTGCATTTAATTTTTCAATACCACCTTTAGCGGTTTCCCCACCACCATAATTAATAACAGATTGTCTTAATAATCTTTCTAATTGAATTTGAGCCGCAATATATTCTTCTGTTCCACGTTTTCCCTCTGAATACATTTTATATAAGGCTTGAGATGTTTCTTCTGCTTTTGCTTTTATATCATCTGGAATCATTTGTTTAATAGATGTGTCAGACAATATCATTTTAGACATTTCTCTACGTTTATCAATAATCCTTTGTAATGCTTCTTCATAATATTGTAACTGATTCTCTAAAACTTGAGTTCCCCCACTATTAGCAAAATTTCCTAATGCTAAATTAATTCTATCATTTATAATATCAGCAGAACTTTCAATATTAAAAGTTTTTCTTGGGTCATTAGAATGGATTCCTTGAGTGCCTACATATTTTGTTACTAAATCATCAAAATTATATAATTCTCTTTTTTTCTTTCCAAATTTAGGAATGGGAATATATTTTTCGATTGCTTTCGCTCTTGTTGATTCAATATAATTTAATAAAACAGAAGGATTTTTAGCTACCCCTTCAGGAGTAAAAGTTAAAGATTGAACAAAATTTTTAGCATTTTCTTGCATTTTCTCCTGTATCATTCTTTGCACTTTTTCTCTGGCACTTTCAAATCCCCCTAAATTACCCTCTCCATCCATAGGCATTCCTGCACTTATTGTTTGGGTAACTTGTTGAATCCCTTTATCAGATAAATTTGCTAATTGATTTATAATTGTTTCTAAAGCCCTTGAGACTTTTTCGAACGAACTCATATCTAATTTATCTTTAAAAAGATGACCCCATTCTTCTTTTATAATTCGTAAATCATCTGAAATTTCTTTTGTTTTTACGGCTAATTGGTCAAAAGAATCGAAAGAACTAGTATCAATTTTTAAATTTTTAATATTAGCTAAAGTTTCGCCTAAAGAAGCTACACGAGCAGATTTAATTTCTTTAGCCTCCCCCACTCCTGTAACATATTCAAAATTAAATCCACTTTCAACATCATCTTGAACGGTATTAATTTGGATTAACAATTTTAAAATATTTTCTAATGAAGTAATAAGAGGGCTAAAACTTTCTTCCGTAATCCTAAAAGTACCTGAAATTGACTCTAAAGCTTCTCCTAATTTTGAAAAACTTGCTTCAAGTTTATTTATAGTTTCATCATCTAATCCAAAAGTTTTTGTTTTACTATCTTTTTCATTATTGATTTTATCATTTATTTCTATAGCTTCTGCTCTTAAAGTTCGTACTTTTTCCATTTCTGCTTCGACTTCTTGAATTTGTTTATTTATACTGTCTTTAATTCGTTCAGTTTTTTCTTGTAACCCAGTTTCTATATATTTGTCTTTCCCAAATTGCTCAATAAAATTTTGCTCTTCTTTTTCTAAATTGTTTTTTTTTAAAGATTCTAATCTAAATTTTATATCTGGAAAATAATTTGTATTATGAGAAGATGAGCCTAAAATTTCTTTATCTCCTATTCTCATCCAATCTTTATACCATGATTCATTAACGCCTTTTTGCATTCGCCCTTCGTTTTTTTGTCTTTCAGTTGCATATTTAGCTTCTTCATCTTGTAATCTTTTATTCGCAATTTCTATTGCTCTAGTCCTATCTTTTATCGCTTTTTCATAAGGGTCTTCTTGTGGTTGATTTTCTTCAGTTTGTTTTTTTGCTCCTTTGGCTAAAGAAGCGGCTCTTTTTTTCTCAATTGCCGCTTGTTTAGCTTCAAGTCCCTCAATCAATCCATATCTTCTAAGAATATAATTTTCTATAGCTTCTTTTTCTGCATTTAAAAGCGAATCATATTCAGTAGTTAAAGCAGATATATAACTTTTAGCATATTGCCGACCTTCTTCTTCAATCGCATAACGATTATCATAATTTATTTTATCATCAACATATGGGGTAATTGATTCTCTAATAGTTTCAGCCGATTTATCCTTTGCCATAAAATCTCTAACTTTATTATCCCTAGCCTGTATTGCTTTAAGTCGAATTTCTTGCCACTTAGTTAACTCTGCATCATTTTTTTCTATTTCGCTTTGAATTTGTGCTACTTTTTTTTGTTCTTCTTCTATCTGCCTTTTTGCTTTATCAATACTGTCTTTTTGCGTTTCAGGATTTAATTTATTTATAGTATTTTGTAAATAGGCAATCTCATCTTCTTTATCTTTTTTATCTCCTAATAATCCTTTTCTTTCTCCTTCTTTATCACTTCCTCTTTTTTTTTCTAATGATTTTATTATTTCATTTGCTCCTTTAACTGCAATATTCTCACTGGTTGCTATTATTGTTCTTAACTGTTCACGTTTTTGTTGATAGTCTTCATATTTCCGAATAACATCTTCTGCTTCTTTCATTTTTTTATCATATTCATTAGCAAGTTCTTCATAATTTTCTTCGTCCCCAGTTAATCCCATAGATAAATCGTAATAATCATTATATTGCTTTTTAGCATTTTCATAATTACCTGTTGCTTTAAGTGTTAAATTATTATTAATTTTATCCCATTCTTTAACAATAATTTCACGTTCTTCCATTAACGCTAAAAGTCTTTTCATTGCTTGTATATCTACTTTACCTTCAGCTTCAAGTTTATCTATGTCTAAATATCCTTTATCACTATCCCAATATTTAGCAAATTGTGTAACTAGAAGGTCTGTTTCATTTTTTATATTTCCTATATTTGCTTCAGCATATGTCCCAATATTTTTATCTCGTAATTTACCACGATTATTTATAAATTTATCTCCTCTAGTTTTTTGATAAAAATCTAAAACTGACATTGAAGCTAATTTATCTTTTATATTATTTGAATATTGTCCCGCAATGGCGTTGATTATTTTAGCTTGCGCATTTGGTTTAAGTTCATTAAATTTATATTTACTGTCAACTTTATTTATTTCATCAAATATATCTAAAATATTATCACTATTTACTATTTCTCGAAAATTTCCTGCTACGTCTATTCTTTTAAAAGCTTCTGAACTCATTTTTAATCTATTTGCTGTATTTTCAATTAAATTAAACATTCGTTCTAATTCAGCTTTTTTTTCATCTAATTTTCCATCTCCTAATAAAGTATCCCAAATTTTGTCATAAATACCTGTAGTATCTATCCCCTTAAAAGATTGTTTATTTAAACCTTTTTTTTCAATTTTATTAATTAAACTTTCTATTCCACTATCATTAAAAGCTTCTTTTAAACTATCTTCTTTGACTTTAATTTCTATTTCGGACATTTCTTGTAGAGATTTAATTTGCTTTCCGAATTTACTCTTCAAAGTTGAAAAATTATCTTCTAAATTGGTTACTATGGATATAACCGCTTGTGCTTTATTGCCTGCCATTTAAACCCCCTTTCTCTTTAGCCAAAATTTAAATATGTATATCTTTGAGATTTGGCTATAGTTAGTCCGTATTCAATTAAAGAATTTTTATACTTGTCACTATATACAATATTACATAAATAATCATAGGGTGTGGGAGTAGTAATAATTTCTTGCCAATGCTTTTCATTCGTCCAATTTTTAAAAAAGAGGTCTTTTTCTTTTTTTTTAGACATTTGATTTCTAGGTAATGGTTTATAATATGATATTCTCCAACCATGCGACCCCCTCATCCAAACATTATCTACGATTTCTTCAGTCGTTATATTTCTACCCCCTAAATTATAAAATATACCTTTATTTTTTATTCTTATTCCACCCTCACACCTAGTGTCAGAAGTAACCATAAAGCGTTCATAAGAATTAAATAACATTTGTTCGGTTCTTTGATAATAGGTGGGATTATATTGAGAGTAATAAGAATCATATAAAGCCTTTATAGCGTATTCATTTATTTCTACTGTAGCCCTAGCTACTATAGCTTTTCCAAAAGCCCTAGCAAATTTCATTATATCAGAGTCTATTTTTCTATACATGGCTATCCCACCCATTGTACTCATGTCATATCCTCCTTTTATTTATTATTTATTATATCTTTTAACATTTGTGTAATCTTATCTTCATCTAAATTAGTTAAAGATTGTTCTAAAGTCCCTAATAAACTGTCAAGACTTTTAGCTATATAAGGATAAAAATCCCCTAATTTTTTAGTAAGCCAATTTTGTATATTATAATAATTTATATTTGCATCTCCAACTTTCATCTCAAGAACAGCGTCTAAAGTTGCCACTTCAGATTCTGGTATAGCTTTAATTATTTTATCTAATAATCCATATCTACAAATTGAATTAAACTCTTTAGTCCAACTATTAGCATGAACATTAATATTAGTATAAAAAGCAATTAAAGTATAAAGATATAACAAATATTTTTTACAAGAATCTACTAATATATCTCCATTTTTATTGAACATAGATTGTGCTACAATAATATCTGCATAGCCACATACAACTTCAAAATTAGTATATGTTACAGTTTTTATAGTCTTTTCTAAAAAGACCCTTTTAGCTTCATCGCTTTTAAAACTATTATATTTAGAAATAAGCCAATCAAGTTCAATTTTCTTTTCGCCCCAAGAAGTTAAATTATCTTCTTGATTTTCTTTATTCTCATTTATATTTAAAATTTGATTTGTATCAACAATTTTTTCTTCACCCATAATATACTCCTTTTTATTCTAATTAATTAAAACTATTAATATATCCTTGACCAATTAATATAGCATCAGATAAATCATCTGAATGAGTTTCTATATTATAATTTTCTTTTATTTTATTTATAGACCATTTTTTTAATTCTTCTCTTTTTCTTGGAATTTTTTCATCTTTATTTTTTATTAATTTTCTCCATTCCGTGGGTCTTAAAGAATGATATTCAATTTTTAATTCTAAGCATTTATAACGTATAGCCCCAAGTATTATTGTAAGATTTCGTTGTGCTTCAGCATTTCTATTTACAACAGTTAATTCTGTTACTACAATGTCTGGACGTTCATTTTCAATCATTTCACATATAAATAGTATCATATTATCAATTCTTTTTTGCGTATTTTTTATATAACTATAATCACATGTAGAATAAGATTTAAGAACTCCATTTATAAAAAAAGCATATCCTGTAGCATTAGTAGAAGAATCTATTGACATTAATTTACACTCCATAATTTATTACCTCAATTTATGATTGCACCATTGTTCATATACTTCTTCTGTATCTTTTTTTAAAAATACCCCTACTAACACATCCCTATCATAATCATCTAAACTAGTATATAAATCTATAGGATAAACATGATGTTTAATATACATTAAAAGTTGTCGTAAATTAACAATTCTTACAACTTCACTTGGATGATAAATTTTATTGCTTATATTAGATTCAATTTTCATTTTTCCTCCTAAAACAAAAAAGGGAGTATAGCCTTGAATAGTAGGCTATACTCCCCATATATTAAAATCACTATTCAACGCATTAAATTAATATGCAATACTAAAAATTATTTATTTTTTTTATACTTCTTTTTAAAAGTAGAAGCCTGAGATACTTTATCAATATTATCTGATATTTCATCTGTAGAAATAGTATTATTCTCAATTACATCAGAAATTGTTTTAGAAGCAATTTCATCTACTACTACATTATCTATAGTAACTGAAGATAAATCATCTGTTTTACTATCTACTTCTTTTTCAATATCTTCATCCGTTTCATTCATGATTCCATAAATTTTATTATATGTATTAGCAAAAGATTTTGTATAATACATATGCCTTGAAGTATCTAATTCGTCCAATTGTTTTTTGGCAGTATCTATATCAATAATACCACTTTCATAATTATTCATTACTTCATAAATTGTTTTACAATTTTCACTACAAAAAATAGTCATATAAATTGGAAGATGTTTAAACTTAGAGCATCCTGAACAATATTTATATTCATTTTTACATAGTAAACATGTTTTCTTATATTTCCCCATAATATTATTTCTCCTTGTAATTCATATAAAATTAAAATAAAGCCATAATATTATGGCTATAGAAAAAAGAAAGTGGGTTTTGAAGCCCACTTTCCCTAATTAAAATTAAATTAAAAATTACTCTTCTTCGTCATCAGCGGCGGCAAAGATTTCATACAGAACCTTTTCATCACCACAGTAACCAATCTGTAAATCACCATTAAAGTCAAGCTGACCATCAGTTGTCAGATTAATAGTGGTTTCAGGGCTAGGTTGGAAGGAAGGAAGGACAATATAAAGCGCAGTCAGTACATCAGGCTCACAAGGAGTTACACCAACAGCTTTAAGTGTCAGTTTAACAGTCTTAGGATAGTTACCTGCTGTATTAACAATACGAACACCATCACTAACCTTTCTTTCATACTTAATAATATACTTTTCAGTATTAGAAGTATCTGTAGGCAGAGTCAGAGTTGTACCAGAAACAGCAAATTCTGTTTCACTAGCCGCAGAACCAATTGTATAAGCTTTACCAAGAGAACCATCATTAGTAAAAGCATTAACTACAATAGAACCAGTAACAGCATCAGGGATGTTAACAGTTTTATCAGAGGCTTTAGTCACAACAATCTTAGGCATATTAATAATATTATCATTAGTAGCCATATAAGGGTCATTACCAGATTTCGCTCCAAGAACATTCAGGTTAAGCATAGCATTGGTAGCTGTGAATGTACCTGTTTTTGCTTGCCAGAATCTCTTAATTAAGTTACCTTCAGCATCAACAGCATCTTTAGATTCCGCAGTAACTTCAATAGAAGCGTCAGAAAGCTGTGTCAGAACATACAGCAGTTCAGAACCATCTGTAGTTTCCGCTGTAGCCATCTGGATTCTATCAACAATAAAATCTCCTAATTTGAAAGACATATCGTTATCTCCTTTCATTAAAATTTTATAATTATTTTATTTATTATTATGTGAAATTTCTCGCATAAAATTAAATTGCTCCGTAGGTATTTTACTACTATCCATAAATCCAGAATACGCACCTTTTAATAAGGCTGTAGACTGTTCATAAATTTGCAATCTTTGAACACTATCCATAAATTCATATATACCAACGTTTTTTAATTCTTTCTTCTTATATTTAAAACCAGAATGATTTAAACATGAAGAAATTAAAGGAAGAAACATAGAAGTAGAACTATCATTTTTATGTAAATTATAATTCATTCTATCTTCTTCTATAATCCATTTTTTTGTAGTTTTCCCTTTAGCTTTTTCAACTTTAGGAAAAATATTAAAAATAGTTCTATAATATAAAGCTATTACATTATAAATATCTTCATTTATTTCTATTTCTGGCTCTAATTCTGTTTCTGTTTCTTCATCTAATAAAACGGGTTTATATAAAATTCTTACAGGTTCAGAAAGAATAATTTCTTCCTCTCCTGTCTCTTCATTAATTTGAATTGTAGGGGGCAATTGTTTTGTATAAATCTCAAATTTTGTAAAATCTAAATCTCCAAATATTATTTCTGTCATTGGTTGTTCTAGATTTTTTACTAAACTGATAAATAATTCAAAATCTGAAATTTCATTCCAATCTATGCCTAAATCCCAAAGCATTAATCTATACATAGTTGGATTTCCTATAAAAACATTCAACATGCGCCAAAATTCAGATTCCCCAAATTTTTTATCATATTCTAAAATATCCCCTATAGTTGGTTGATACATTTTAATCCCATTATATTCTAAAGGCTCTCCAAAAAATAATTGTAATTCAGATAATTTAAATTTTGAATCTGTCATACTTATTATTTCTTCCCATGTGTCCCTTATTTACATTAGGTACAGTACCTAAAAATTTTAATCTTCTACAATAATACTTTGCATCAATTATCATAGGTCTACTTTCTATTAAATGAATTTGAAAACCTAATACATTACTCCAATTTAATAAATCAGTAATAATATAAGCCAATAAGTCAGTTCTGGCAACATCATATTCGGTTTTCATATTATTTTCATGCACTAAACACATAATTATAATTTCTTGATTTTTAACAGTATCATTATAATAACTGGTTCCAGTGTCATCAATATCAAAAGCAATATAATTAATTACTTCCGTTTGAGTATCATTTAATTTTAAATAAGGGACTATTTTATCATGTTTTATGGATTCATTATAATCCATAATTTCTTGCCTTTTTTGAAGTTCTTCTTCAGTGGGATTTTCTGCATCTTTATATTTATTTAAAGGTCTAGGTTCAAAATTCCCTAAGATTTCTAATAAGTCAGGGTCTTGTTCGAACATTTCTTTTAATATTTGTTTTTTTAAAACAATATCATTATTACTGTATTCGTCTAAAACCCTTTCAATTTCTTTTATATCTCTTTGCATATTATTCCACCTCCAATTTTACAGAAGCGGTATAATATCCATCTTTATCTTTCACAGATAATATAAAACTATTACCCGATAATTTTTTAGATTTTCCAACTTTTATAGCAATAGTATTATAATCATATTTTATAATTTTAATAAGATTTTCAATATATTCTTTTGTTAAAACATCATAAGTATTTTCTTCATCTATTAAAGTAACTCTCCATTCTGTCTCAACATTATCCATAATAATATCATCTTCTGTAAATTCAGCTACAAAATAATAAATATCTCCCATTGAAATATTTATTGTATCTACAATATTCTCATCTTTTTCAAGTTCCATATTATCATTTATTATAGCATGATAAATGATAGAAGTCCTATTTTCTACAGATATATCTATTGGTTCTTTTAACCTTACTTCGCCCATACGATTATAATAGTTGCACAAAAGTAAATCTATATTGTCAACAGTTTTATCAACTTCTGTTTGTTTGAATGTCATTTTTATCATACCTAAAGGCACTAAATCTTGTACTTTAGTGACTTGATAGACTTTAGGATTTATAATATTATTTGTAATCATAAAACGCTCGTCATGTTGGATATATCTGGAATCACATAAATTATAATCATATAATTTATCTCCGTATAATTGGTAAGTATCAGGCATCCAACCATTAGTAACTTGGTCAAGCTGAGTCATATAATCGGCTCTCCAAACACCACTCGTATAACTATTAGCATTCCTAACACTTCCCCATACATGTAAAATTTTCATTTCACCGTGTACTTTATATACCCATCTAAAGTTCCAATTACACCTGATAATATTATATCTAATAAATTGAGTTGCATCATCTCTACCCACAATCATCCATAATTTATTTACATTAAAATTAGGGTCTTGGAAAGGGTCATCAGGTTGATAATCATGAAAACCAATATCAGGACTATCATCATCAGGAATAAATACATAAGTACCTACTGGATAATGCACATGAGGTCGAAATTCTAAATAACTATCTACAGCATCTTTTAAAATTGAATAAGAAGCATGTTTTCCATATTTGGCATCAACATAATTCCAACCTGTATCTTTATCTAAAATATATACTTTTTTATATCCTATATCTCCAGTGAAAGTTACATTCATTATCATATCTGCTTGTGTTTTTCTTACCTCAGATAAATTTTTACCTCTATTCAGTAAAGCATTCTTATAATCTTCTAAAGTAATAATACCCATAATAATCACCCCCTATTGATTTTATCAACAAGGTTATGTGCATCTAATACAAGTTTTCTATAAGCAGAATAATCAAAATCTTTTTTTGAAGCTTCTGTATTAGCGGCTTCAAGCATAGACATTATACCTACAATTTCACAAGGATAATTTAATATTTTATTTAGACCATCAATTTCTCTCATTAAATTAATAAAATATTTATCAAAATTTACATCAGAATATTTATCAGATGTTTTAGGGTCTTTATATAATAACATCCAAAACATTTTATTATGCAGTTGTTTTTTGTATTGCTCCATTTGTTCTTCTGAAAAAGTACCATAAATAGTTTTCATATTATGTACTTCCTCTCAAAGTAGAACTTGCACTTGCACCATCAAGATAATCATTAGAACTATAACCACGGTCTCTAATTAAAGAGCGTTGTTTATTATATAAGTCATCTCTTAAACTTCTAATTTCATTTAAGTGCATACTTTGAGAATACCATTTTTCAGCAGAACTCCCAAACATTTGACTTATATTTGTTAATGAATTAACTTTAGGTTCAATCCAAGCTAGAGCAATTCCATATGATAATATTTCTATGATAAAATTTTTATCTGAATAATCATCAATTGAACGATTTAATTCAAATTCAATAACATTATCATTATCACTTAATTCTACTATATTATCTTCTTTGGGAAGAATAATAGCAGAAAATAATCTATAGACGTAAGGAGCAGATATAGCAGAATGTAACCAACTGCATAAGGTTACATTCTGCATTGTTACGTCATTGTATAAAGTCATAAGGTCATATGCTTCTACTTTGGTATAGAATCTTGAAAAGATTTCTTCATAACTAATAGAAAGCATAATTTACCTCCTAATTAATTATCATATAGTCCCGTAAGTAACATAAGTTGAGTGCCGAAATAATCATCAAGTGCTTTAATCACTTTAACACTATCAAGTTTTCCTTTAGCAATATATTCAGAAGCTAAAGATTTTATAGATTGCTTTGCTCCTTCAGGGAGTCTGTCAAGTTCACTAGGAATCTTATTATAAGGAAGACGGAAAATTTCTGCTAAATCATCTATTGAATACATACCATCATAATATTTTTTTAATTTAGGACTTTGATTAATGAAATCATCATCGTCTACAATAATAAAAGGTTTAAAAAGAAAAGAAGAATTAGTATTAACTAATGCAACTAAATCTTGATATTCAATTTCTGTTTCCGCACCCATAGTTTCAAAAACATAAGTATTACCTGATTTAATTCCAGTAACAAAAGTTTTTCCAATCATAATAGAATGGCATGGAATTAAATCTTCTTTCCCGAAAGTCCTTTTTTTAGGAATCTCTTTAATCTCAACTTCCTCTTGATTTTCTTTTTCAGGAACAATCATTTCTTCTTCTAAATCCTGAATATTTTGTGTCTCAACTTTTTTAGCAGTTGTTTTTGTTTTCATTGAACGTGCCATAAAATTTTCTCCTTTTTAATCAATAATTTAAAATTATGCAAGAGTCCAAGCACCGAAATAACGTCCAATCTGAACAGCTACACCGAAGCTTCTCTGAACTTCATGCTTCATGACATCATCAATTCTGCCATGTTCTTCACCCTTTTGAGTGATTTCATCAATTTCAGTTTCACCTTGGTCAATAAACTTAACGAACTTATTATCAACAGCAGGCATAATTAACAGAAGGTCATCTCTAACCAGTGTCCTCGTAATATCATTAAGTTCAAATCTTTGAGGAAGTTCAAACAGAGTAGTTCCCTCATAAGAACCAAGTCTACCCATACGAGCCACATCTTCTTTTTGAATTTCTGCTCTCCAATCGACATCAGAAAGAGCATTAATTTTCTTCAGAGCAAGTTTAGTACCCATAATAACTACAGGAGCTTCATTTGCCATCTGAACATTAGCAATAATTTGGTCGAAAGCATCTTTTGTATTAGCCGCAAGAGTACCTGTACCAACAAACTGCTGTTGAGGAGTAATTTGCTGATAAGCATTCATCATCTGAGAGAAAATCTCATTTTGGATTTTAATAGTAAACGCTTTACCAATCATACCAACCAGAGTTGCCCAATCTTCTTGACCAACAAGATAACGGTCAATATCAGCACCTACAGCCGCACCATATCTGGAAAGCGGAATTGTATAAGGCTGACCTTCAGCAGGTCTCTGAAGAATAAAGTCGTGATGCGCACCGCTAACACGAGCAATAGACAGAACAATCTTTTCATCTGTCCAGAACTCTACATCATCACCTGCGGCGATATTTCTATATTCTACATAGTCGTTGAAAAATTCATTATCATGGAATCCAGTTTCAA